GCAGCAGTGGAGCGGATTAGAAGAAAGCTTGAATCTATGCCGAAGGAACAGCGTGAAGCTCTGATGAACCTGATCGAGAAGATGTAACGTTCATGCCCGGTAAAATAAAAGAATCCCTTGTGCCGGGCTGGTGTAGCTCTGCGCAAGGGATTTTCTATTATTTCAAGTCTAGTGCTTTCTCCGCTGCTGGAATCTTTTCAGGATGTTCCAGCAGCCATGCAATAAATCGGTCAATCTTGGCTCTTTCCTGTTCACTCATTGTGGCATATCCTCCCGATCAGTAAAAATGAATGTTCATTTGATACGATTATACATCTTCTAGTTGTAAAGTCAATGTATTTTTAACAACTTCGTAAAAATTGATCGTTTTCTTTGCATCCATTACTTCACATCAGGGAAGCCAAAAATTGCGATGACAATGATTAAGAGCCACATTAAGTTTAAGTTACTCTTTGCTTTGTAACATTCCGTTGAGAATGGAACGAAAGGGGTTTTCAGGCAACTTGTCCAGAACATCTGCTTTGACGAGAGCGTTTGTGCTGATGCTGTGCGAAACATTGTTTAGCTGCACAATGGCATCGTCCAAGTCTTTTACGGTTGCTCCACGCCGTTCCATTGACTGGAGGAAGGTTTTCACTTCTTCAAGAACGACAGGGTTTTCGGCTTTATAGAATCCATTCGTAAAGTCCATCTTCTTCTCCTTTCACAGTTCCACGAGCTTCCCGTCAATGCGTTCGATGCTATCTGCCGGGTCGCGCCCATCGTCTAAGGCGGCTACGGCACGTTCCAGGATGCCTTTTGCTTCGAGGTAAGCATCTTTATCAGCTTCGTACCCAGAAAGGCTCAGAACAAGCTCTAGCGTCCGTCTGCGAGTGTATGGGATAATCAGAGCATCTACAGTTCGGTTCATTCGTTTTCCTCCCACGGTTCAGGTGTGTGCGGCTTCCCATCGGGAACGCTGGCAGGCATTCCGTCGATGATTGGCATACGTTCATGGTTCCAGATTGCAGTTTCTTTCATTTTGTGTTTCCTTTCTATTTGGGATTTTTTGACAATACTGTTATAACACATCTCGCTGTTTCAATGAAACAGCGACTTTTTTCAATTATTGTTTCACATTTTGAACAATATATCAGTTAAATTTCTTTGCTTTTGTATCATTTTGTCGAAAGAGGGGTATTTATGGATGATTATAGGGTACGAGTGGCAAAAGCGTTAGAGATGGCAAGAGCGGAATCTGGGCTTAGCCAACAGAAGCTTGCGGACAAAATGGGTGTAGGCCGGACATCCATTTTTCGTTATGAGCAAGGAACAATGACCCCAGATGCTCCTACCATCATAAAGTGGTTTGTGTGCTGCGGTGTTGCGGTCAAGCCGTACATAGACGCCTGTTTGCATCCTGGCTTATTGGAAAGTCTGGCTGGCGATGCCAGCACCGAGAGAAAGAGAGATACGCTGATAGAGCATATCAAAGAAGCCCATCCGCAAGAAATCGACCTGCTGTGCTATCTGATCTATGGCAATCACGGCTCAGATTACCTTGCCGTTCTGTGCGAAATGGTAGCCAACCTCCACACGACTTTGCGTGATCGTGTGTCCGTCTGCCGCACCGTCACAGGTCATTATGAAATGGCACAGGCCACCAAAACAGACCCAGACCCAGACGGAACACAGCCCAATATGCAGATTTTGTATCAGGCACAGGACTGTGGGGAAGCTTCGGCCATGAAACGAAACGATTCGTATACCATCAACGAAGAAAACATTTTGCGCTGATTGTCGAATTATCGAAGTTTTTACGGTATACAGGGGGACGTGCTCCACTTTTTGTACACAATAGGCCTGTTATAAATATGGTTTTGGGTTGCCATTTTGTCCCCCATAGAATCGTAAATGGTGGATTTTTGCGGATGTAATTAACGAACTCTCGTGAAATTTTCGTTCATCAAAGCGCAACTTGTCAATTCGTCCCCTATTGGTGTGATTGCACTCCATTTTCTGTACACGATAGAACCGTCAGGTAGATTATAGGGCTTGATGGACGCTTCTTATTCAGCAAAAGAAGTTGTCGTTTTCCACAATCTGTCCGTTGAAGATAAGAAAATGTTGAAAATGTATCGTCGTCTCTATTTGATGATGATTATTTATCTCTTGTTTATCTCTTGTTTATATATATAGTAAGAACGTGTACAAAAAGTGGAGCATTGTGTACATAAAGTGGAGGAACGTGTACAAGAAGTGGAGTATATCGTGTACAAAAAGTGGAGTATCGTGTACAGAATGTGGAAGTCGATTGTTGAAAAAATAATTGTGTACAGAATCATTGACGTGTACACGATACAGTGGTATAATAGGGTAGAAGAAATGAGGTGATGCAATGCCAGAATTGACAGGAAACAACCTTGTCGAAAAGAGCAAGGCATTGGTTTGGGCGAAGTTTACGGACTACACAGCAGGCGAGCTTCGACTGCTTGAGGTCTATCTGAGCCGTATCAATCCGAGAGACCCCGAAAGCTCTAACGTGTCGTTTACGCTGGCTGAATATTGCAAGCTGCTGGATTTGAAGCTCAATTCAAAGAACTTGAAGTCGCAGGTTAAGCACTTTTTGGGCAACGTGGTTTCAGTGCCACTGAATGCAGATGGAACAGAATATGTGATGTATCCGCTGTTCACAAAGGCAGAGGTCAAGTTCAATCGAGAATCCTTGTCCTATGACGTTTCAATCAACTGTAATCCTGACTTGCGGCCTGTGTTTTTCGACATTGCAAGAAGCGGCTATGTCAAATACCGTCTGCGCTATACGATTGGGATGAAACAGCAAGCATCTATTCTGATGTACAGCATGATTCGAGATTGGATGAATCGCTCTCTAACATCGAACAAGATTGGTTTGAAGCAGCTGCGTGACCACTTGGGGGCAAACGATGCAAGCTATGACGACTTCCGGGCTTTACGCCGCAGAGTTCTTGAACCAGCAGTGGAAGAGATCAGCAATGTTTCAGACATTGTTGTTGACTTTGAGAAGATTTGCACAGGGCGAAAGGTAGTAGCAGTTGAGTTTCGATTCGGGTACAAATCCAAGCAGCCCGTCATAGATGCCGATTCTAGCGAGGTTGATTGCGAGACGGCTAATTCCAAGCCGGAAATCAAAAAAGCCGCCAGAAAGCCCCGCACAAGCGGATACGAAGGGTACGACTGGTCTGTGTGCGATGTGCTGTCGGTTCAAGAGTGTATCGAGGTCGCAAAGGTAGTTGAGGTAAAGATGATGGGAGAGCATCCATCTATCAAGCTACCAAAGCGGAGAGATGCAGTCTACGACATTGTAAAGGCCGCGTGTGCAGATATTCTTTCAATTAACCGTGACCCTTGGCCTGACCATCCGAAGCGGTATCTGATTGGCAGTTTGAAGAAGGACGGTGCGATTGAAGAGTATCTTCCGGCTTTCTATGAGATTGACGCATTGCAAAAGTAGTCAGATACAGCACATTGAGCAGATGATGCAGAAAGGAGAAAACGATGAACAAGGTTTATGTGGTTCTTGCGGGATGTATGGACGATTTATCTATAGAGGGTGTATTTTCTTCCGAATAAAAAGCAAAAGCATATATTTCTGAAATGATGAAAGACGCATATCAAGCAAGCACGAAACCCTATTTTGAAGAATGGGACGTGCAATAAAGAAAGAGTGATAAAATGGCAAAAATCATAGCTGTCGCCAACCAGAAGGGCGGCACAGGAAAGACTACCACAAGCACCTGTCTGGCTGGTGCATTGCAGTTGCTTGGCAAGAAAGTCCTGCTGGTGGACTGCGATGCCCAGTGCAACGCAACGGACACCTACGGCGCACAGACAGAGGACGTATGCACCCTGTTCGATGTGATGACACGGCAAGGCACGGTAGAGGAAGGAATCCAGCACTGTGAAGCTGGTGACATTCTGCCATCCGACAACGCATTGAAGGATATTGACGAGCAGCTTGTCCGGGACATGGGTAAGAACTTCCGGCTGCGAGAAGCCCTTGAAAGCGTGCCCGAGCAGTATGATTACATTGTGCTGGACACGCCCCCGCAGCTTGGTCTTGCGCTTGTGAACGCTCTGATCGCAGCCAACAGCATCATCGTGCCCATCACAGCAGACCGATACGCACTGGCCGGTTTGAGCCAGCTTTCGCAGACCATCGGCGATGTTCGCAGATATTTCAATCCGACTTTGAAGATTGAAGGTCTGCTTCTGAACCAGTACAAGAGCCGTGAGAACCTGTCCAAAGAGGTTGTAGAGCAGCTTCCTGTGATTGCACAGAGCATGGGCACAGCCCTGCTGGACGTGAAGATTAGACCGTCTATGGGCGTTCGCAAGGCTCAGGCAGAGCGGCACAGCCTGTTTAGCGGTGATACGGCAAAGAGCACCAGCGCAGAGGATTTCTTGGCACTGGCAAAAATGATTGCGGAGGGGGAAGAAAAATGAGATTGATTGACGCAGACAAAGTACTGGAGCAAAACTTTTATACACTCAAGAATTACAGTAAGGAAGAAGCTGGCGCTTGGAGAGATGGAATTGCTCTTGTAAAAGAAAAAATTATAAATGCGCCTATCATCGACCCGGAAACGTTGCGGCCTGTGGCACGGTGGATTGATGCCAATGACCCAGAAAATCGACCTCAACACAAAGGAACTTATATCGTGAGCCTTTCAAATATGTTTGGAACTGTCGCCGAGAATGCTATTGCAAAATATGATGATGCCTACGATGAATGGGTTCTTTGTGATAGCCGAAAAACGGTTTTTCATGCTGACATAAATGGATACTATTCAAACAGTATGAATGCCGAACTCACGCATTGGATGGAACAGCCTAAGCCGCCAAAGGAGGATAAAAAATGAAAAAGTCCAGCAAAAAAACATCCGGCTTGTTGGGCGGGTTTGATTTCCAGCCTGTTTTTTCGAAACAGCCATTAAGCCAAAGTGAGCCAAAGGAAGAAGAAGTAAGCCGAGCAAAGCCGAACGAAGCCGAACAAGCACTGATTAAGCTCGGTGAAGCCACAGACAGCCATACACAGCCTAATGAAGCGCAGTTAAGCGATATTAAGCCGAAGCAAGCCAAAGACAGCGAAAAACTGCCAAACACTGCCGTAGTAAGCGAAAGCAAGCCAAAGAAGCTGAAACAGGCGAAAGAAGTTCAACGTCTTATCGAACAAGGCGATGTGCTCGGCGCACTAGCTGAAGCTGGCTTGACAAAGAAAAAAATCCCGATGCCGGAATCGCATCAGGGTGTTGCAAGTGGTGATGGCAAGCGTTCAAAGCGCATTACCATCCTTATGAGCGAGGAAGAGCGAAAGTACATCAACCGTGAAGCGCGGCGACATGGTATGACGATTGGACAGTTCGTGTACGCTCTGGCGGTTGCGGCGGCAGAGGGGAAGATTGAGTTGGAGGATTTCTTGGAGGATTAAAAAAGGGGGTTCCAAAACGGAACGCCCCCACTGTATCGCATCTTGCAGTATTAGGTGTTGACTTTTAAGCACACAAATAGTATACTTAATGTGCGCTCAAAAGTGGAGGTGAACGCATGAGTGCAAAAATGGGAAGACCAAAGCTGGAAAACCCTAACAGTGTTCGCACAAGCGTCCGTCTGGACGTGAACACGGACAAACAGCTTTCGGATTATTGCGAAAAAAACGGCATTTCTAAGGGAGAAGCTGTTCGTGAAGCTGTCCAGCGATGGCTTGAACATCAAAAATAAAAAATCCCCTAAACTGTTCGTAACTTGGCAGTAGCAGACAGTTTAAGGGATTACACTCCATGCGATTATGGGTGATAAATCCATTATATCATCTTCATAGTTGCATTACAAGCAAGATTTTGTGGTAAGGCTAATGAACATTCCGGCAACGAAAGAAGAGATTCTTGAAAACTTCAAGAAAAACAGCAGTGGTCGCCCGCTTAATAAGGACGATTATGAGATTGCAGAAGCATTATCTCGCATCACTTACAAGGCGTATGAGGTCGGCATGGAAGATGCCAAACAGTTGAATATGGAGGATATGATGGATAACAAGAGATGTAACGCACTTCACGTTTTCAAGAACAAGACCTTTGGCCAGCTTCGCACGATTGAAGAAGATGGAAAGATTCTTTTCTGTGCTTCTGACGTGGCAAAGGCTCTTGGGTACGTTCGCCCCGCAGATGCTATTACGCAGCACTGCAAGGGGTCGGTGAAACGCCGAGTCCTTACAAAAGGTGGCGAACAGGAAGTGAAATTCATTCCAGAGGGCGATGTTTATAGACTTATCGTTGGTAGCAGACTCCCTATTGCAGAAAAATTTGAAAGTTGGGTTTTTGATGACGTTCTTCCGTCTCTCCGAAAGGATGGCTATTACAGCCTTGCCCCGCAGGAGAACAAGCCCGACACGCGGAACGATGCAATCTTGCAAGTGCTGATGAAGAACACGGAAGTCCTGCAAGCCATCGTTCAGCAGAACCAGCAGATTATGATCGCGCTTACCAACCTGTCTGTCAACGATGCAAAGCGCACGATGGAGATTCAACCTTATACTTCCCATCAGGGGCAGAAGGGGGACGGTAAGCGTAGCAAGCGAATCACAATTCTTATGAGCGACAGCGAACGGACGTTTGTCACGAGAGAAGCCCGCAAGCACGGATTCACAGCAGGAGAGTACATCTACAACCTGTCCGTTGCAGCATCGAAAGACCAGATTGACTTAGGCTAATGGCGTTGGAGGGTTTTGTATGCGACCATATAGACCACACAAGCACAGAAGCAAAGAGGAACAAGCCAAAATAAACGCAGAGGTAGCCAAGAGAAAGGCGAAACTTGCCGAAAAGTATAATACCAGCATTCAGTATTACAAGGGCATTCCTGTCGAGCTGATTGTAAGAGAGGACTACGGTTGCTACAAAGCAAAGCGTTTCAAAATCAATGGGAGCAATCAAAACGTGTGGATTCCGAACTGTTATCTTGAAGATGACGGAACAATCAAGGCGAATATGAACATTGATTTTGTATTCCGTAAGTCTGTAAACCAGTTAAACAAAGCTGGAATCACGCAAGCGATTATTGGCATCAAACGTAAAATGCCGGAAACAGATGTGCCAAATCTCAAAAGCGCCATGCAAAAAATCGGAGATAAGATTTAGGAGAGATACATTATGAAAAAGTTCGTTGTTCTTTTTGAAGGTTGGAATGATAAGCACGATCATGAGTGTATGTGCTATGTTGTTGATGTGGATGATGACTTTGAAAGTATTTTGAGTGTTGAAAAACAGGCAGAAAAGATGGCTCGAAACGAGTATCCTCATTTAACAAAATTTGAAACGCTGTAATATTAAAGAATTACTTAGCCGATAAAAGTTAAGATTTAGGAAGGCTTTGCTATGACTTACGGAGAAATGAATAACTATATTGCTCATATTAGCGACAATGACTTGGTTGCGTTGTGCAAGAGCGTTTACGAGTTCAAGAATGGAAACGGAGTGTTGGAGCCCACTTCGACACTCAAGATTTTATCAGAAAATTTACAGTTTCCCGATGTGAGAGCGTTGGAATATGCCATTACAGAAGAAGCGCATAAGCGGTACGAGCAGATTGTTTTACTTCTTATGAAAGATGCTCCGGCACATTATTTGAAATGATGAGTTTTAAGGAGAATCATAATGGATAAATATGTGAAGCGAGAAAATGTCTTAAAAAAGCTAAAAGATGTATCAAAATTGGCAGATGGAAAATCTGGCAGAGAGGTGATTGCGTTACTTAGAGCATCTTTGGAGAACATTCCGTACATTGTGGTTGAAGAAGAAATTAAGCAAAATGATAAAAACTAAGTTCCGAAGTTAAAATAGAAGAACCCCTGTACAGTCGCAACGGCCGTACAGGGGTTTTGATTTACTTATCAGCAATGCAATCCCAATAGAGATACGCCTTGCCGTCTGCGGCATCTGCGTCCTCAAGGAACGCCTTTGCCATGTCAGCGTAGAAGCCCGGAGTGTCAACGGACTGACGCTTTGCGACCTGACAATAATCCGAGTACATCATGTTCATAATCGCCCAGAAATCGTTCGGGTCACAGGTGATATTGCGCTGTTTGGCAACGTCTTGTGTCTGTTCCAGCGTCCAGTGACAGCCCTTTGTACCGTCAGCGTTCACCATGCTGTCGCACCATTCCTCTGCTTCATCGTGGGTAAGGTGCTGGCGTGGCATCCTGATGGAACGGCTGTCTGCACCGCCACGTTCGTACTGACCAGACCGCTTGTCCCAGTCACCGTTTTGCGAGAAGCCAATTTGCGGCATTCTGCGCCCATTCTCTACGTCAGGGTAACGGGGGATAGGGTAGGGGTCGATGTAGCGGTTCTCCTCCTGCGGATAGTAGGGATAGCGGTCGTTGCCACCTTCCAGCTTGCGCAGACGGCGTTCCATCTCACGCTCCCTACGGTCACGCTCTTCCTCAAGGCGGTCACGTTCCGGCTCACGGTTTTTGTCGTGGTCACGGAGCATCATCATGCGGCGAAAATTAGTCTTGCCCATAATCTACACCTCCTCAAGAAATAGACGCGGGCGCACCAGCGTGGGAGCGGCAGAAGCAGCCAAGATATTTGAACGTACCGGTGCCGGTCGCAGACGTTGCCACACGGGTAGCGTAGCGGGTGCGAGTGTGGATGCTCTCAGCGGTTGCCTGAGCGCAGTTGCAGTCGGTCAGAGGGTATGCGGTAGTGCCCGCACCGATGGTAATGACCACAGGGGCGTTGATGGTGGTCGTGTCCGGGATGCTCTGGGCAACCACGATGCAATACTTCTCTCCGTTCTGGTATGCGCCAGCAGGGATATTGATGGTCAGCGTGTCATTGGCGAACGTCACCGCATCCGAGATGACGAGGTGCGGGCACAGACGGCAGCTTGTTTTGCAAGCCATAATGTTTTCCTCCTAAAAAATCAGGGGCAGAGGTGAATCCCCCTGCCCCGATGGTTCACCCGGTTTTATCGGGGAGTGTGTTGGTTAGCAGCAGCCGCAGCAGTTCACGCCCATGTTGGGGTTTGCCACCTGATAAGCGGGAATCGGACGAGGATTGACCCGGTTCAGGATGGTATCAGTCTGCTGGGACATCACGGTGGTCAGAAGCGCATTCTGACGATCCTGAGAAGCCGCGAACTTGAGGCTCTGGTTCTCAGCGGTCAGAGTGGCGATCTTATCCTGCGTGAAGTAGTCCATCATGCTGCGGAAGTTGGTGTTGCAGTTGTCCACAATGGCGCGGGCATTGTCTGCGATAGCCTGCCGGGTAGCGCAGTTTTCCGTTGCAATGGTGTACTTCAGGTCGCCGATGAGCTGCTTGTTCTCGCAGCAGCAGGACGCAAGCTGCGTCTGGATAGCGGTCTGACCAGCCTGCCGCGCGTTGCCCTCCTGCATGATGGCAAGGCTGATGGCGTTGTCGCCGTTGGACACACTGCGTTCCAGACCGTTCACGAGCTGTGCGTTCTGGTAGCCAAGCTGACAGATGGCGCTGTTCACGCCAGCAAAGCCGTTCGCGATGTTGGCGTTGATGCCGTTGATCTGCGCCAGCTGGTCATAGCCCAGAGAACAGATACCGCTCTGGATGCCAGCCAGAGAACGGGAGGTATCCTGCTGGTAGAAGCCCTCAGACAGAGCCGCACGAGTGTCGTTACCGCCCTGCCCGGTTGCGCCAGTGCCGACCAGATAGGGGATGTAGCTGTTCATGCCGTTGTCCCCGCCGTTCCGGCCATAGCCGTTCGTGCCCCAGCCGAAGATGATGGCGAGGATGATAACCGCCCACAGACCTTCATTGCCAAAGAATCCGCCGTTGTTATTGCCGCCGTCCTGCCCAGCCAGATAGCCAGTTGCAAAATCGTCCATAACAAAACTCCTTTCGTTTTGCGTTATGCTATCCCACCGCCGTATGCGATGGGCGAAGCCAAACAAAAGCGGTTTTTATCAAGTCCGCAAAACTGAAAAGCGTTTCGCTTAGAGGGATGTGTTATCGGGGCAGCGTCAGGTTCAGGACGCTTGCCAGTTGGTTCAGGTCGATGCCACGCTCTTTGGCGAGGTTCTGCGCCATTGTTCGGAGTTGTGCTTCGTTCTTGCCCTGAATCAGGTTCAAGCCCTGCATGATGGGGGCGCTCTGCCCACCCAGCTGCTGGATAAGCCCCATCGGGTTCTGCCCGGCACGAGCCAGATTTGCAAGCTGCATGATAGGGCTGTGAGTAATCATATCAAACGGAGAGGGCATTTTTATTCTCCTTTCTTTGCTGTGGTAGTGGGTTTCGAAAAGCTCTTCTGCCATTTTTCCAGTTCATCCAGCCGATGCACAAGGGTGTTATACTCTTCAACAGGCACATACTGCTGTGTCGGTGCAGCGGTCTGCTGTGCCTGTTGTGCCTGCATCTGCCGCCATGCTTCCGGGCTGTAAAACTCTAACACGTCAGATTCACAAGTGTTTGGGTTCAGACGTTTGCAGTAGATGACCCCACTACGCAAATCCGGGCAATACGTCCATCTTCCGTACAGATCAGATGGAATCGCCAAAAACTCCTCCCTGCTGGAAACAGGTCTGCCAAGCAACCAACCGCCATCTTGTGCCGACTGCTGAACAGGCTGCTGCCCATTCATCGGCTGCGGGCGCTGCGGCTGTGCCTGTTGCATCTGCGTATTTGGCAGGGAAGTGGAAAGCCCAACTGTTCCCATGCCGCCGTAAGGATTGACAGGCTGTTGCGGAACGTATGTCACTCCGGGTGTCGGATAATAGCTCATAAAGCATCCCTCCTTGTGCTCCCAGTGTACCGCATCAGCAAAAAGCGAAGGACAACGAACGCACAACGAAGGACAAAAAAAGAAAAGCGCCCACACGGAAAAATCCGCATGAGCGCTTAACTGTTAAGGGCACACACTTTGGAGTGCAATGCTAAGATATCACATCATCCAATATATGACAATGCTTTCGACAAAACTAGTGAGAATAAAACAAAAAGACCCGCCATGATACGCATCGTTGAGAGGCTTGGCGGGTTCAGATATCCACCATAATGCGCTTCTTCGAGAGGCCGGGTGGATTTGTTGGTTTAATTTTATCACACATCCAGCATTTTTTCAATGCCTTTCAGCCGATAACCTATCGCCGTCCGGCTGTAATGCGTCTGTGCTGCAATGTCCGGCAACGGGAGCCGCTCCACGTACCGCAGTAAGGCTATCTTACGGTCTACCCTCCCAAGCGGTGCGTTTTTGATGGCGGCGGTCATCTGCTGTCGGTCAAGTCCTTGCAGCGCAGTGGGCAGCACTACGCGAGCCGCCGCCACAGGCAGCACCGAGCCAGAAAGGCTGCGGTAACTGTCCGGCGTTGCGCACCATATTGCCAATGACGGCAAAATGGTATGTTTTCGTGAGGTCACGAAAACGTGCGCAGACCATTTTCGTGATGTCACGAAATTGCTCTTGTGCGGCGCACATTTTGTTGACGTCAACAAAATGCTCGTATGTAGTGCTTGCCATGATATCCTCCTTACTCCTTTTCCAGCGCCGCCCGGGCGCGGTCGAAGAAAAACTGAATAACGGTGCCGATGGTCTCATCGGTGATGGCCCACGAGATGAATTTGCCCCACTTGCTGGAGTTGAGGGCCATGCGGAGCATCTGCGCCACCCACGCCTTGCGTTCTGCGCCGCGCTTGGTGCCCTGAATCTCGTGCTCTGCCTGCTCGATCAGGTCAAGCACGGTGCCCTTGACAGCGGCGCCGTAGCCCAGCCGGATGCAGCCCAGGGCGTAAAAGATAAAGCCGCCCAGCATGAGCACGAGGCCCGCAGGGGCGGGAATGACGCCCAAAATGTTACTGATTGTTGCCATGTATTACTCTCCTCTCTCTTTTTCGAGATCTGCAATGCGGTGGTTTGCCACCTTCATCTGCTCTTCCAGCACCGGGATGCGCTGGGCGAAGTTGTTGTGTGTCCGAACTTCCCGGGTCAGCTCGTCCAGCTTAGTGTCGGTAATGGCCTGCTGTTTTTCCAGCTTGGCGTCCATGTTTTGAGCGGCCCTGCTGTTAGAGATAAGCACGCCGATCAGGCTCAGGCCGCCAGTGATGAGTGCTACGATGATAGCGTCGCTCATGCACCCTCCCGGAGACGGGTCAGACCCTTCTTGCGGATGATCCTCGGGTAGTTGAGGGTGGTCACGTTGAGGTCTACGTTGCCGGAGATGCCCGGCACGCGGCCCTCGCTGGTGTGCTGGTGAGCGTTGTAGTGGTAGCCGACGGCGGGGGTGTGCCCGGTGGTGTCAGACAGCCAGACGTCCCAGCGGTTTGCCAGACGGCCCATGTCCAGCTCCATGTTGGAGTAGTGGGTGTAGGTGTACAGCTGGGCGTAAAAGCCCATCTTCTCCACCTGTTCCAGCGCATAGGCGGTGAGGTTTGTGAGGTCGAGTGTGGACAGCTGCTTAATGCTGTTTTCCTCCACGTCCACCGCGAGGGGCATGGTCAGCTCCTTACCGTAGACCGCCTGCCGCACAAGGGCAAGCTCTGCATCGGCCATCGCTTCGCTGGTGGCGTAGGTGTAGTAGTAAACGCCCACGTCCAGACCCGCTGCTTTGGCGTTGCGGTAGTTAGTCTCAAAGGTGGGGTCGATGTACAGGCCGTCTGCCCGTTTGGAGAGCTTGTGGTTGGTGCTCACAGTCTTGAGCATGGCCCCCTTGTAGCCCGCCGCTTTGACCTTGCGCCAGCCGTCGAGGGTGATTTTGCCCTGATAGCGGCTCACGTCGAGATAGCGGTAGGGCGGCTCACCCGGCCAGCCCGGTACGGTGTCCACTGTGGACACTTTTTCAGGGGCCGGGGTGTCCGGCTCTTCTGCCTTGTCTCCGGCAGCGTGAGAGAGAGCCGCCAGAAGCTTGGAGATAAACTCAAAAAATGCTTTCATTCCGCGCCTCCTTACTGCCCGAGGGCTTCTTTGATGGCTTCCAGGTCGTCGGTGGTCAGGGCCGGGTAATCTGCGGCAATGTCCTCAAAGGATTCGCCGCTGTTCAGCCGGATGCGGAATGCCCGCACCATGATGCGGAGCTTTAATGCGTTCAAAGTCTTCATAGTTTTAGCCTCCAATCAAGTCTGCCATCATCAGGATCATATCGTTGCTTGCCGCTTCCAGAGCGTCCATGCGCCCCGGCACGGATTCCAGCTCTGCCTTTTTCTTCGCTTCGACGGCAGCGGCTTCTTCTGTCTTTTTCTTGGCTTCAGCCTGCGCAGCCAGTTCCTCAGCAGTGTACAAGTGGTACACCTGCACCTGCTCTTCTTCGTCCCAAGCGTCTTTTGCTTCCACGCCGGGTATGTCCGTCACCTTCTGCACGTCTTTGCCGCCGTTTGGGTACTCGGCAATGGTCTCGTAGTGGCTGACCTCTTCCACGCCCGCCACAGCATCGTGGTGGATGGTCTGCGTCTTGTCTTCCAGCCAGCCTAAAGACAGGTCGGGGGTTTCCATGGGGGTGCCGTTAATATCAATGATTTTCACGGTTATACGCTCCTTTCGTTAGGCAATGCGCTTCCAAACGTACATAGCTGTGTAGGGGGGCATAGTAGACGCGGTGTTTGTTTTTGCGTCGTTGCGCATAAAAGATACACCGGCGATATCTTCATACGAACCCACGAATCCGCTGTTTTTTTTGATTTTACTTGTATAAGTGATACCATGCGAGGCTTTATATGTAGATGTTGCGTAGTCAAAACTCCGAATCAAATCTTCGTCCAAACCAATGATAGCACCATAAAAAGCGTTATAAGCCAACGCATAGTCATGAGTATGCGTTGGCTCACCCCCTGTACTCCCCGCCGCATAAGTATCACCAGCGGCCAGAATGAATCGGTCTTTGATTTGCTCCCACGTGCCGCCCACAATGGACGCAGGGCTTGTGGGGTCATCACTGGCCCACAGCTTGCCCACGGGATTGGCTGCCAGCAGCGCCGCCCTTTTTGCGGCCTCTTTGCAGGCCTCCAGCAGTTTGTCCACCTCAGCTTTGCTGTAGAAGATGGGTTGCGGGGTTTCCTTGGTGAAGTCGAGAATGATGTTGCCCACGGCGGCAGCGTCGGCGGGGGCGTTTTCGGTCTTGAGGGTTTTGTCGATCATATCCACCGTGCTGTTGGTGGTCATAGAACCAATTGCCATTCAGTTTACCTCATTCTTTGCCAGCAGAACCACCACAATGTTGATGTCTGCCGCTGGCCTTTTCTTTGCATAAACGCGGATGTACCCATCAAAGGTCTCCATTGTTGCGCTCAGGCCCGGAGTGGAGAGCGCTTCGGTGGTGTTTTCCAGTGCGGCCATACCCATTGGTACTTTTTCAACAGAAGAGTCTTCCAGCGTCAAATCGCATTGCCACTGGTTGGCTCCCACAGTGTTTTCTGCCTGTACCCATCCATTGGCAGGTACCGTCAGACTATAGGTGCGGGAACCTACCGCAAACACCGAGAGAGTAAACTTCACATCGCCGTCCGGCGCGTTCACCGCGTACAGACGCACGCTGCCGTCCTTCGTCTCGATGATATTCGCCACCCGCGCCGCAAAGGCCGTCATGGCACTCTCCGGCAAAACCGCCGCAAAGGCGTTCCACTTGGCGGTGCAGTCCGCGAGGGCCACGTCGGCATAATAGCGGTAAATGCCGATGGGCGTTTCCAGCGCCGTCCACCCGGCCTGCGGGGCCGTCAGGGTAAAGGTGCGGGAGTATCCGCCGCCGTAGCCTTTGGCGTTCTGTGTCACTACTTGTTTGGCAGCTTCCGAGTAAAGTTTGGAGTTTACTTCGGACGCTGCGGCAGCTTCTTTACTGGCAAGGGCGCTGTCTGTGTAGCCTTTGATAAGTTTCGTTACGTCGTTGACGGCGTTTCCTGCGGCAGCTTCCGCTTTCTTGCGGTCTTCCTCCGACTTCTTTGCGGCAGCTTCCGCCTGTATACGCGCAACGTCCGCGCCCGCAACGTCGCTTAAAGTATTCAGCGTCTCCGCGTTCATCGGAGTACCTTCAACCTCAGGTTCATCATTGCGAACCAGCGTGACAACTTCCGATGTGCCGTCGGGCTTTTTCATTGTCCATCGGCCTGGGTACTTTGCCTTGCGGTCAACAAATACCATAGTAAGGTTCACCTCCACAAATTGGCTCGTCACAGTAGAGTAAATGGTCGTTTGCGATTCGTTCTATCTTGGCCAGAATTTCTTCGATTTCATTCATGATCTTGTACGTCAACTTATCCATGTTGGTTGGAGTGTTTGGCAGACCACCGGGGCCGCTGCACTTGGCCCGAATGTTGGATACGTTCGATAACCAGCGATTTGCCTCGCTTGTGGTCATGTATCCTTCCACCGTCCAGTTCGTCTTGATGGAAACGGACGCGCCAAGTGTAGCCGCAAGCTCGGACACACCGCTTTCGATGCGGTTGTAGTCCATGTAGCTCAGAGCACCCTTCATGCCAGCTGCCCATTCTATCCGCTCTTCTTCTGTCCACGTTCCAACGTTGGCTTTATCGTGCAGTTCGTTCACGCGGTCAACATCTGACTGCGTGCGGTCTGTAATCCATATTGCCATAAAGCCTCCTTACAACATAATGCGCCCATTGGCATCAACTTCAACGTCGTTTGGGAAGGTGAAGGCAGGAGCAACGTACCAAGCTACGTTACACTGAACACCATCTGCGGACAGCCCACTTTCAGAATCAGCGTATCCGGCGATAGTGCCAATATATTCTTGAACAACAGCATAACTATAGTTAGTCCATTGGCCAGAACCTTCCCCCCACCATTCTTCGCCGAGATACTTCGCGGGAGTTCTCGTTCGCACAAATTGCTTCATATTGGAAGTGTTAAAAGCTGCAATCTGAATATAATTTGGAATAGGAGAACCTTCAATGCAGAAATGTTTGGTCCAATTTGGATATTTCGCAAAGATTCCATACTCAGCCATCGAAAGCAGAAATACTTTTCGGCTCATTTGATATTGGTTCCAGCTACCGCCAGTAGGTTCATCCCAATAATATCCAGTAATGCCTTCCGTATATTGAATATTTGTGCTTTGGATTTTATTTCTTACAGAATAAGAGAATCGGGAATAATAAGTGTCGTTAAGCCATTTATCAACGGTGCTGTCCTTATATTGTTGGACGTTAGATTCGTTCCAAACAACTTTGTCGTCGCATCTGACCTTTCTGACGATAAGATTGCGTCCGTTTCCGTTTCTCGCGGGTTCATAATTGTGTTTGGCAAGAATAAAGCTTACCCATGTATCATTTTCCTTAATTTGGATTTCAGAGCCTTCGGGAATAGTGTCCAGAGTAGACGCATAAGCTGTAACGGCACAGGTGAGGCGTTCTTCGGCAGCGGTGACAGTAATGGTAGCATTTCCTTTTCTAAGCCAGGTCACGCGACAGGTCGAAGAACCGTTGCTTTTGGCTACGATATCCAGCTGAACAACGTCAGAAGGAGACGCAGACCAGTTGATTTCAGGAGCTCCGTAGTTATTGGGTGTAAACGTTGCGGTGATATCCTGCGAAGCGCCCCAACGAACTCCAAGAGCGCGTGTGCTCAAGTACAAAGAAGGGGAGTTGTTGATGACCGGGATTGACGAGCTGACAGAGCCAACGTATGCCGAAACGGTGGCGTTGCCCTTACGGTTGTACTTGACCTCACAAGTAGACTTGCCGGATTCGTTTGTAAGAACGCGAAGCGTGACGATTCCTTCCGGCAAAGCACGCCAGCTAACAGTAGGCAAGTCAGGGTCATAAGGCAGAAGTTCTGCGGTCAACACCTTTGGCTCATTGTAAATCAACGACAGAGAAGACGGAGACAAAGACACGGACGAAACGTCTGCCAGGACATAGCCGGAAATCGTACCTTTGAAGCAGCCTGTATACTGGTATTTACTTTCCGTTACGAAGACGCTGGATGCGTAGCCAAAGTTGTGATTGAATTTTACGTGATCAAACGCATCGATGTGCGGACTGGCGCGATACTCAAGTTCGACCTTTTTGCGGTTCGCCAGCATAGCATAAGCTTCGGTGATGGAGTTCTTACTCTTGACAAGCATCGCTTCGGTCAACAGCTCGTTGCTGACAGTCTGAGTGACACCTTCTGCGTTGGAGCCTTCCGGGTACAGATGCTCTTTGCCATTGACGTTGCAAGACACATTTTTGACGCGGGACGCAAAGGAGATTTCGGGCCACTGGAAGTTATTGATAACAGGAATCTCATAGACTTCTGTGCCTTCTTCTGCGGTCAAGTTAACTCGCTCGATACGAATGTGACCATCTCGCGTCTGGTACAAAGCCATACCCGCTGCGTTTGCGGCCAATTGCAGGATATCCGAATTCTTATACGAATTTTTTTCGGAAGAAATGTCGGTGCTATATTCTTTTAGCTCTTCGGAAATGTAAAACGAAGGAACGTTAGAGGGCAATGTCTCCAATGCATCGTAGCACATCTGATAGAGCGTGCCCGTCTTTCGACCCGTGTAGTTTGAGGTCATCATGAACTCAAGAGCATCACGAGCCGTGAAAGACGCTTCCAAACCATTAGAAGGAACGCTCCATTCCGAAAGATAGAATTTGCCGCCATTAATCCATTGCGTTTCTCCATCCACGTCCATGCCGTAACGGACGTCCACTTCCTGCCGTTCATACAGATATCGAAACATACCGCGAGGGTTGATAGCATCCCACGTTTTTTGGCTGTTGTCCAAAGAAAATTCGATGCTGTCTTTAGGCAGCTGCGCCGAGATCGGGTCTCGGCTGGATGTGTGCGTGTACGAAACAAGGTCTTTTTTGTTATACACCTTGTGAAAGCCGACCATGATCCATTCAATGCGAGCACGGCGATTCGGGATGCTCCATTCCAGAATATCAATGGCAATGGAGTCGTAACCGTAAATTTCCCATTCGGTCTCAGAATAAACGCTTCTGTTGTTCGACACAGTAATAGTGCTCACAACGTTGGTTCCCTTATAAGCCGTGAGCTTGAATTTAGTTGCCCATTCATTCATCATGGACGACCAAACAATTGTCAAACCGGGAACGGCGCGTGTGTGCACCCTGCCGAACGAAAGGATAATGCGCGGATGGCTGGAATCACTCACAAGCGTCTGGCTGATAAAACCAGCATCCGCATAGGGGACAGAATCCGGCAGCAATCTGAAACTACCGTCCAGAACATGCAGATTTGTTTCCCCTGTTGCATATTTCGTCAATACACGGTCAAGTTCCTTCGTGGTATTTTCGATATTACCAAAAGGAACCTGTGCAGTTGCGCTTGCGGTGGCGTCCTCTTGAACGCCAGGTTCGGTGCTATCGTAAGAAATCTCAACAAACTCTTCCGGCACAAGAGTGTCGTTGAACTTGTCAAGCCATGCTTGAGATGGATGTTCCATACGTCAGACCTCCACAAGCGCAAGTGCGCAATTAGTCCAGCCCATTATCTTGCCGGTTTTAGGCCCTCTACGCCACATACCAGCCGTTCGATCGGAAACATACATCTGCCGCGTCTCGTATGCGTTAGTAGCTTGATTCAAAAACCGAACGGAACAATAAAACTTAGTAGTGAATGGGCCAATGGCAGCGGTCCATTGTTCAGCGGTAAGGTAGTTCCATTTCACGGAAACTTTCGCTACGTCATGCCGAACAACGGAACCGACAACCTTGCCCTGCACATTACGGCCAGAGTCAACAATCGTGCTGGTTGTCGCTTCATAAGAAGACGGCTCCGGCATTTCTCTGCCGTCAATCGTAATGAGCGCTGGAATTGCCAAAGTGAGCCACCTCCTTAATAACTGTATGCTTCGTTGCCCATGATGGCACGCCCGCGATCACTCTGCGTTTTTTCGACTGCGGCAGTAACCTGCTTACCATCAATAAACAGCTTGATGATGTTGTTTTTATCTTCGTTGCCGTAGCGCTGCTTATAATCCAACAGTGCGTTATAAGCGCCGTTGTACACGGCTTCTTTGATTTCCGATGCGCTGAGCTGCTGTGTTGCGCTTGCAGTGTAGCTACTCTGCAATCCGCTGTTCGCATCGTTGTATTGAGACGTTCCAGGAATGTGGCTATAATCAATCTGCCCCAAGTCGGATTCATCGTAGCCAGTAGAGCCATAGGAGCTACTGGAAGAGCTCTTTTTGCCGCCCATGCCACCAACGATGCCAGCAATGGAAGCAGCCAGGACAGCCGCAGCGCCCAGGGCAACCAGTCCGGCGGGAATGCCGAAAATGGTAGCAGACAAAGCCGCGCCAATGGCGTGAAGCATTGCCACGAACGATGCGCCAATGGTAGAAATGAGAGTGCCCATAGACGCATAGATGGTCGGGAACGCGCTTGCAAGACCGCCAGACAGCGCAGCGCTGATTGCCGTAGCAACAGATTTCAACGGCCCTCTTACAGCCTGGAACGTTGAGCTGAGGGATCCGCCAAGCTGCTTAGTCTTCTGCAAAATCTCGCCGAATTTCGAGGTAATGCCATTCAGCAGCTCGCCGCCAATCTGATACGCTTGTGCGGACAACGTAGACAACGCATTGGTCAGTTGCGTGCTCAAGTCGGTAATCATGTTGGTTGCGATCGTCTTGATTTGAGTGCGCTGCTCTTCGCCCATTGCGTGCCACAACACGGCAGCAATCGTCGTGCCAATGGTCTTCACATCGCCACTTTGAGCGGCTTCCCAAAGATTCTGAATGGTTCCGAAGAAATCGTTCTGCAAGTTGGTATCGAGCTGCTGCCAAGTGCTAGTGAGAGTCTGGTCAAGGTTGTTCACAAAGCCAATACCAGTCTGCTTGCCCTTTTCGATGAACTGGTTCCCGGCATTGGTCACTCCATTGATAAGACCCTGCATGGCTTCGTCAACATAGCCTTGAGCGGCGGCAATACCGTTTGCAAGGCCCTGGTCAACATAAACGCCGATTTGGTGAAATACTTGCGAAGGCGAATGAATCTCAAGCGCTTCTTTGAAGCCATTGACAAAACCATCAGTGAAGCTCTTAATGCCATTTGTAACGGTACTATATGCATCTTTTAGACCGTTGATTAAGCCATCCCAGATGAATTTGCCAAGCTTTCTCAATTCGTCAGGAAGCTTTTTGAACTCACCGACAATAGAAGAAATGATTTTTGGAACTTCAATAACAACGAAAGCTATCATGCGCTCCCGCCATTCGGAAATAGTGTCAAGAGTTTTTAGGATTGCAGTCCAAATATTGCCCGGCAGTTCTTCAAAAAACTTGACAACAGACGAAACGATTTTAGGAACTTCGGTTATTACAGTGGTAACCATGTTGCCAACCCACTCTCCGATTTTGCCGACCGCAAAACCAAGAGCATAGCCGATCTTTTCAGGTAAACCAGAAAACCAGTTAGCAATAGAACTTATAACATCGCCAACTTTTGACGGAACCGATTGAATCGCGGGGAAAGCTGTTCCGCTCCACCAGCTTTTCAAATCGTTCCATTTTGACAATATAATAGATTTAATAGTGTCCCAGTTTTGTGCAATAGCGATTCCTAAATCGGTTAAAGCACCAACAGCTAGTCCGATTAAAGCGCCAACACCTGCGCCAATCGGCCCTCCAAGAGAACCGATGATTGCGCCAATACCAGCGCCAGCCATTGTAGAGCCAAGCGGAATCAAAATCCCGTTCAACGTATTTAGGCCATTTTTGACGGCATCGTAAACGCCCGTTGCAAACATTGGAATGCCAGTGACGATTCCGCCGACCGCCGCTCCGATAATTGCGCCAGCAGTTGAACCGCCAGCGGCTTTAATAGCCGCTCCAACGGCGGTATTGCCAAAGCCTGTCACGATGAACTGAGCAATGCCTTTGCCGAGAATGGCTGCGCCTGTAGTTCCAATCAAAGCGCCAAGAACAATTTCAGCGAAATTCTTTCCATTTACTCCATTTTCAATCGCGTCTTTAATACCTGTAATCTCAAGAACGACGCCTACTGTAAAAACACCAAGGCCCAAAACAATGGATTTCAGTGCGTTCATTTTTGAGATAGCGTCCACAATATCCGTAATAAGATTCGTGAGCTTCCAAGCGGCAAGAGCGGTTGCTACAGTCGCTATAAGAGGAAGCATAGCCTTGATTTTCTGCTTGATAGCGTCAATCTGCTTTCCGAATTCTTCATCGTACTTTGAGAACATATCGTAGGACGACAAATCTACGCCGCCTAAGAGATTGCCACCAGACGCACCACTGCCAGAGCCGGAACTTCCCTGTGTGGGGTCAATGATGTTAAGTTCATCAAAGCCCATCGTGTAGTCCTTGAGGGCTTTGGCGGCTTTCTTGGTAGAGTCTGCCGTGTCGTCCATTGCGTCACCGATGCCGCCAACGCTATCAGCGCTCTTGGTGAAATCGGTAAACACGACCTTTACACCCATCAGCTTTGCCACCCATTCGACAAACTCTCGAATGAGCTGTACGGCAGCGATCAGCGGGGGAAGAATGGATTTCATGGCAGGGTAGAGCAGAGAACCAACAGACTTCGCCAGCATATCCAACTGCGCTTTCAGAATCTTAATCTGGTTCGCAGGGCTTTGGATGGTCTGTGCAAGGTTGCCCTGCACATTGGCAGTCTGCTTCATAATGGCAATGTAACGCAGAACCGCCTTATCTGCCTGAGACAGACTAGAAACTTGTTTGTTAAAGCCCAAAGCAAGAAGTTCCTGCTGCAATCGTGCCTGAGACAGATCAATGCCCAAACGGCGAATAGGCTCAATTTCGCCAGAGATTGCGGAGGACATTGCGGTAAAGGTCTCTGCAACGTCCTTGTTCCAATAGGAGCCTTCGTCATAGGCAAGCTGAGTCAGGTTCTTGGACAGAACGTATGCCTTGTCGCTGGCCAGACCAAACGAAGTGCCCAAGCTCTGGATGGTAGCCATGTAGGTCATCGCTTTGGTCGGGTCAACGCCAAGCAAGCCCTGCATCTTGCTAATGAGCGTATCGGCTTCACCGCTCAAATTGCCCATAGCATTATGAAACAGGTCTGTTGCTTCGTAAAAGTCATTGAACTTCGCAACAGCGTTGCCAAGATACTCAGCGATAGCTTTCAACGAAACCAGCTTTGCCATGTTTCGCATAAAGCCGTTCATCTGACTGGACAGGCTGAGATAGCTCTTGCGCTGCTTTTCGTTGGCAGAGGTCACACGGTTAGCCTGTGTGACCACCTTGCTCAACTGCGGAGGGAGCTTTGCAAAAGCGTTGCCTACTTTGTCAAGCTGAGATGCAAGAGGAGTAAGGGCGGTAGCTAGTTTTTGGCAGGACGTAGAAAAATCGTCCACCGTCTTGCTATCTAGCTTTTGCGCAAGATCAGGAATTTTGCTGAGCTGGTTTAGGACGCTTCCGAGATTTTTTAGATTGCTAAAATCTAGAACAGACAACGGAGCAAGGCCATTCATCAGCAATCGGGAACTTTCAGCAAGCTGGGGATAATCAGCCTTGTTTGCTTCTGACACTGCTTTTGGAATACGGCGCAAAAGGCTCACAAAACTACTCAGTCCTTCAGGTGCAGTGACAGCAGGAAGGTTGTTAAATCCGTTTAAGACAGATTTTATATCATCAACATCAGAGCTGATACCCTGCACACCGCTGACCGCTTCCGGCATTTTTTTAATTGCATTGATAGCACTTTTCAGACCTTTTGGGTCTTGAACGCCAGCCATAAGGTCAAAAGCATCTGTAACATCGAGCAGGGTATCAACGCTATCAGAAAGAGTACCCATGCCAGTGAGAGATTCCGGGAGTTTGGCGATGCTTTTTGCAAGCGTGTTGATACTCTTTGCGCTTTCGCTTGCGTTGACCTTTGCAATGCCTTCGATAAAACTGGTGACCTTTTCCAGACCGCTAAAATCACCCTGTGCGGACTTGAGTGAAGTCAACGAATTGGTGAGCTTATCCAACCCATCAATTACCTTCGATACGTTACCCTTTGTCCGCAAATTAGAAATGGCGGTAGCGAGCTTGTCGATATTAAGCTCTGCGCCCTGCGATTCCGCAGAAATCTCTACGGATAAGCTTGTAATATCAACATCAGCCATCACTACCACCATCACTTTCCATCATAGAGAACATCATTCTCTTGATTCGCTCCTGCGCCTCAACTGCGCGTTGGTATTCATACTCGTCTTTCTCCTTTTGAGTAAGGGGAATCGGTCTATCCATGTACTTGATGGGGCTAGACCCTTTCTTTCGGAACATATTGCCAACCGTAGAGGAAAGCGCAGATGCCATGTAAAAGCCATTTCTCCACGCTTCTGCGTTGGCTCTGCGTTCCCGCAGCTCCTCTGCGTCGCGGTAAACCTTCGCCAACCAGACATCGCCGTACCAGAATTGGTCATAGGTCATGCCAATGGAGATGTAATAGGCTTCTACATCGTGGAACAGCTTGGAGAAGAAAAACGGTTCTCCTTCTCCGTCTGATTCCTGAGATTGTGCGGTTACACAATCTCCCACGTTGCGTTTTTTGCGGTCTTGTCCTCAGTGTCAGTTGCCAGCAAAGACTTAGAAGCGTCCATGAACATCTCAAGCAGCGCAGCCATCAGCTCTTCCTTCTCGTCGATGTGCTGGAACATCTCGTCAGTGACCTTGCGCCTGATGCCCTTGTTCCGAGCAATGAAAGCGCCGTAGAACAGGGCGCGAGAGTTGGACAGCAGATTGGTCATCTGAGTGTACTGACCAATCTGAAAACCTGCACGCTCAGCAGCTTCCACGCTGTCACGGGTGAAGGTCAGCTCGTAAGTGTTCTTGCCATCGGGGGAATGAAAGTTGATAACCTTAGCAGCCATAATAAATGCTCTCCTTTATAAATAGGGGCAGAACCAAATCCGTTGTTCAGTTCTGCCCGGTTTGATTGATTCGATTTTTGCGGTTTAGCCGCCAGTGACAGTCAGGGTCTCGCTGAACTCGGGCTTCTTGGTGAAGATGCAGTTGATGGTCATTTCCACAACCTCGTCTACGCCAAAGCCGGACAGACCAACCTGATGCATACCCTGCCAAGTGAAGCCGGAGCCGTCCTGCATCTTCAGGGCGTAGTACTTCACGGCGTTGCTCTCGGAAGTTTCATCATAGCCAGCTTCCTTGACCTTCTTGTAGTCAGTCTTGTTGTAGTTGGCAGTGAAAGACTTGGTGTCGCTCTGGATGATGCCGAAGATGTTGACCTGCATAGGGTCAGACAGAGTAGTGGCATCCAGAAGGTTCGGCTCAGAGATCAGGTCGGGTACATCCTTAATGTCGCACAGCTTCGTCAGAGCGGTTGCGCTGTCGCCACAATACAGGGTGGTATTCAGGCCGGAGATAGCAGTACTCATAGAATGTTTACCTCCTTAGTTTCGGTAAATCATTCCGTCCTCTCCGATTGTTGCCCCGTAGCTGCAATCAATCCGATAGACGGAATTGTTATACAGTCCATTCAACGGGACAAACGACTTGCGATAAATTTTAAGCGGTTCAAGAACAGAATCCACGATGCCTACAATGGAGCGTGCTTCTGCAATGCGCCCGGTGTTCTTATTAGAGTAGACCCGCACACGCAGGGAAACAGCAGCGTACTTGCTGTGACCAGCAGAATCAATATGTACAGGAAAATTGTTGTTTTCCTCTATCTGCACACACGGAAACCTCTTAACAGGGCGGTCATCAATTTCGCTAGTGACTAAGATACCGGGCACTTGCTTTCGCAGTTCCTTGGCAACAGCCGTGTAGATAGAGTTGAAATAATCAATCAACTATTCCAAACCTCCCTCCACGTTGCTTCGACCTGAGAAGCCATTTCCTCAACAGCTCCCCACATAGCCATAGCTGGCTCGTTGCCATCGGTGTAATTCAACTGGCCTTTGCCATCCACCTGTTTGACAGGTGTGCCAGCATTGCCGGGGTCACCGTAGTAGTACCATCTGCGGTTTGCGCCTTGCCCTTTGCCATAGGAGCCATGCGCACCAACGCCGAGCGGTAGTTCACCGCCATACCCGTTGTGATGTGCGCCAGTACCGAACTCGATAAAGGCAACTGACTTGCCATCGGCAATGATGGTGCAAGTGTTTCCGTTCTGCTCAACACGGCAAGAAACATCGTTGCTACCGGCATATTCTGCATTGGAAAAGCGAACTTTCGCCACATCAAGCCCTTTGTCAGCCAACGCCTTTGCAAACTCTTGCGCCTTTTTGTTCAGGGTGGTCTTGTACTCCTGTATCTGACGTTCCGCATCACGAAGTCCGGCATCGCTCAACCTCACTTTAATTTTCACTTGTAGCCACCTCTTTCAGCGCATACAACGTGTCTGTGATATGCTCTGCGACTTTGACCACAATGTAATTGAAGGGCTTTGAAACGTCCGTCTGAAACCAGACGCGCGTACCTTCATAAAGCGGTGTGTTGCGCTTCTTGCTGGACGAACTGACAACGTAGCTGTAATCCGTGAACGCTCCAAAAGGGTTTGCTTCCGCAGAACCAATAGGAGGGCTGACATTCAGCATCAGCTTTGCGGGGGTGCTCCACGATTCGTATGCGGATTCGCCAGTCTCGTTTCCCCATTCGTCCACGACAGGCGTTTTCTCGCCAACCGGGTTTGAATACCACAGTGGGCGTTTATCCAGTGGGCTACCATTGAACATCAGCCGATAACACCTACTCTCGGAACCACTTCATTCAGTAGGGACTGCGCCACATCGGAGCTTTCCCACACACGAGTGATGCCGTTGTTGGTATAGCTCGTCTGTCCGTTTGCACCGATGTGGTTGTACAGTTCCGCTGCAATGCGTATCTGCAACGACTGATACTGCGAGGGCAACTCGTCTGGTCTGTTGCCGAAGGGGTAGCCCTGCGCAAATATCTTGTCTTTGGCGAAATCAAGCAGCAGGTCGAAGAGTGGGTAGTCCTCGTCCGTGATTTCACGGTCAAGTGCAGGGGCGATGTACTGCCCTAGCTTGACTGCCGCTTCGGAATACTGGTCTCCCATGCTGCTTTCCTCCTTTCGCCTTAGTAAGCCTTGATGCAGTACACAGCGTCCATGCGCTCAAAGGACGGCAGGACGATTTCAGAAGCATAGACGTTGGCGTTGACCGGGTGAATGGTCAGCTCGGTGGTAATGGCAACGCCGGTGTTCACGATGGACACGGATGCACCAGACTGACCAGACAGCAGGTCGGCTTCCTCAGGGGTAGTGCCGTACCAAGTCGTGCCGAGATTGCCATCAGGTGCCAGAACAACATAACCGTCAGGAAGATACTTTGCCGTATCACCGCCACCTTCGGGACGATACTTCTTGTTGTAGGTGAAAATCTCAAGGCCAGTCGCCTGACGAACAACTTCCTTTGCTTCGTTCATCGTGAGAACGGAAGTGGTTCGATTGTTGATGGTAAGGAACCGATTTTTGACCTCATCGGTAGCAATCATCTTCGCGAGCGTGGCATTGTTCATAAAGACACGAGTGACTTCTTCACCAGTTGCATCATTGACAGCATCGGCCGCAGCAATCAGGTCAGCAATAGGAGTGGCAGAAGCAGGGGTGTCCCACTTTGCGGAAGTGGTCAGTGCCTTGTAATTGTTCTTTTTCCACGTTCCATCAGGGTCGTAATTGTAAGTGTAGTTCACACCGTTTGCCTTGATGGTAATGCCGGGAGTGCCATTTGCAGGAGCCAGCAACTGCCAAATCATGCGTTCGGGCACGATACGTGCACCAGTGACGAGATTACTCACGTCATCATAAATGCGCTTCATCACATCACGAGCATAGGGGTCGTTGCTGTCCAGAACACGCAGGATTTCCTGACGGTCTTTCTCACCCAGATGGTAGCCCTCACGGAAGAACGGCATCTCGGTTTCATCGAACTTGAAGCCTTCACGGGTGCGGAACGTAGCCTTTGCGTCAAATGCGCTGGGCATCAGGGACACGCCAACGCCCTTGTGACCACGAATCCACTTCAGGTCAAGACCAGCCTTTTTCTGAGCGGGGAACAGTGCGTCAGATGTGAAAGGCATCGCGTTGGTGGGATCATTCGTCCAATAGGCGGCAACCGCAGCCGGGGCAAAGACTTCCTTAAGATTCAGTGCCATGTTGTTTTACCTCCTATTAAGCGTTCACGCCGATGTTGTCACGGCAGAAGATGCCGGGGACGGCGGTCTTGAGTGCCTTGATTGCGTCAGCGTCAAAGGTGAAGCCGGAACTTGCTGCTGCCTTCTTGGTGTCGATAACACCACGAATCAGCAGGGCAGCGTTGGGGTTCTCTGCCGGGTCAACGTCATACAGCAGGATGCCGTCAGCGTTGATGGTCTTAGAACCAGTCTCGCCAGCAGCAACAGCTTTCTTGCCAGCCAGCGTCATGGGATAGCCAGCCTTAACCGCAGCAGCTTCGGTCACGGTAAAGGGAATGGCGGTGTAGTCATTGGAAGCAAGGATGGTATCGTTGATTCCGTTGACCGTGTTTCGGGTAAACTTCATGTTTTCCTCCTTGTTAATGGAAAGCACTCATTGCGTCACTCGATGCCTTAGAAGTATTTGCGTTCTGCTGTGCAAGGCTCTTAGCAAACGCCACGCCTTCGCTGTCAGAGCTGCCCTTGCCATCCGCACCCGGAGGTGTGGGCATATCCTTCAGCAGAGAAGCCTTGTATGCGGTATCGTGGGCGGTCATAAACTCCGACTGGAACTTAAACACCTTGTCCATGTCACCGTCAGCCAGTGCAGATGCAGCCTTGTTGGCGAGTTCAGCGTCATAACCCTGTGCAACGAACTTCTCACGGTAAGATGCAAGGGTCTTTTCCTTGACGAGATTCTCCTTGTCGGCAGTCAGGGCTTCAATCTGCTTCTGCATCTCTGCCAGCTTGTCAGCCTGTTCCTGCGCGGCATTCTCGTCATCGGTACGCCTTGCCTTGAGCTGCTTCTTGTACTCAGCAGCTTCGCCATTGGCTTTTGTCACGGCGTTGCGCAGCTTCTCGACCTCTGCGTTAGGGTCTGCAACCTTTTCAAGCGCAGAAATGATTTCATCGGCGGTCATGCCCTCTTTGTAGGCATCACCAAGCAACACATTGAGTTTCATATCGTTAATTTCCTCCTGCGTTTTTTTACCGTTGCTTCCCTGCAACGCTGCGAAATTTGTATCCCGGCTTCCCTGCCGTGTTTATGGCAAAGGACTATTCGCCCTCTGTTTCTTTATTGGTATCGGCAGACTGTTCATCTGCTATGTTCCCGACATTTGTGCCGGTAACATCTTGTTTGGGCTGTTCCTGCGGCTTCGGAGCTTTCCCATCCTTGCCCAGCTTGCCAGCGGCAATCAAGAAGGGCTTGCTCATCTCATAAGCAGCCTGCGGGTCAGGGAACAGACCGGGCGTGGTGAACGCCAGCTGCGGGTCAACCGGCTGCTGAATCATCTGTGCGAAAATCTGAACCTTGCTCTGCTGGTTATCGTACTGACGACGTGGCAGTTTGATGTTGATGTCACTTGCCATCAGCTTAGAACCAGCCGTATCACGCAGGATTTTCAGCATTACAGACAGGCTCTGGCGTTCAGCGTACTTGAACATATTCTCGTACTGCTGCGCCCTTGCTTCGGTGTGATTCCAGCCATTACGGACGATGACCGCGCCAACGTTGTCAGACGTTGCGTTCTCGCTGCCAGTGGCACTAGGCATGGCAGTCAGACTGCGGTACACGTTCAACATGGAATCAAGCAAGGTCTGGCTCTGCTGCTGGTCAAGTTCGTTTGCAATCTGCGAAACGGAAGCGGGCAGACCAGAAGTGGATTTTAGGCACATTGCACCAAGCTCTTTTACTTGGTCAAGCGCATCCTTGTCCACAAGGCAGTTGGTAAACACCATGATGGACTGGATGAACTGCGCCACGCCGTCCAAACGGTTGCTTTCAAGGTCGTTGATGGCATCCAACACAGGGATAGCCGGTTCAAACAAACCCATCCGCTCCGGGTTCAGCTTGTATTCGACCATCGGCAACATTCCAAGAGAGTGGTTCTCAGACTTTGTAACCTTGCCGTTGTCGATTTCAAAATACTGGTTTGGCGTATACACACAAATCAGGTCATTCAGTTCGTTCTGATAATTGCGCGGGATGTGCAGCACGTTGGCAATGGGCTTGTGTCCGATGCCGGAGTTGTAAATCACATACGCCATATCCGGGTCTGGAACATCCACCAACAGAGGCGTTTCGTCCGGGTAGTTTCCGTTGTACCCCTTGTCAGGGAGAACAATGCGGTAGCCCTGTCCGCACTCCAACATCCACTGCCAAAGCCGCCGATCAAGCGCGTCCTTGCCTTCATACTGCAAGGCGTTGGACAGGCGGGCGATTTCCTCACCGTCACCTGTTGCCGTTTCAGACCGCACATAAGAGCAGGGAGTGCCGCTCATGTAGCCTGTGTAGAAGCCTACGCATTCATTGGCATGATTCTCCACAATGCGATTGGTGATTTCAGCGTGGTACTCCTTCGTGCGCTGGAGGACAGGCTGGCTGCCCAAGTAGTAGTTGTGCAGAAAGAGAATCTCGTTCTTGTTCAGCAGATGAATAGGCTCTGCTTTGCCCATGACCACTTTCAGCACGTTTGGCTGATTGATTTCCGTCTCCGGCGTTTCAATCGGTCTGCGCCCAGTCAACGGCTCATCCAAAAAGCAGTCATCAACCATCTGATATCCAGCCATGCGTTCCTCCTTTCCGGCAAAATAAAAAGCGCAGCAAGACAAACCCGTTAAGGCCTATCTCACTGCGCTTACAACTGCGCTTCAAAAGCTATTCAGTTCTTAAACTTTGGTACGGAGACCCATGTATCTTTTGAAAGGTTGGAATCTCCAATTGTAATCCAATGGCAAAGAGGGCACAGAAGAGAAAACTTGCCTTCTACTTCGCCAAGATAGCGTCCGCAATCGCACGGATTGCCGTTTGCGTCCTCGCGGGGATGCTTGCATCTGACTTTTGCTTTCATCTGTGCTCCTTTCCTAATATTCCTGGAAACAGGCTGTTGAGCACAGACCTGTCAGAAGCTGCTGGGAAACTGTTCGCACTTCCAGCTGTGCTATTCCTCTGCCCAGAGAAAGCCATTGCAGCTGTTTCATTCTGCTGTCAGACAGATGTTGGGCTGCAATTTTGGTGCTGCATAATGGATTTGAACCAGTGTATGCCCGGTTATGAGCCGGGTGCTCTAGCCATACTGAGCTAATGCAACATAAAACCCGGCTTGATTCATCGTTGCTCTTTGAAATGGTAAAATGTCACAAAACCCATTTCATCGAGAGCCGGGAATAACGATTGGAGGTTGTAAAAGGAAAATTTCTATGAAAACAAAAGTGAATCGTTGTGCTGCGTGACGGATTTGAACCGCCTTATTCTGGAAGTCAAGATTTGAAGGGCGAACCAGACCCCATCCAACACGGGACGCAACTTATATATCCCAGCAATGGGAAAGAGTGTGGAAACCATTGCTGGGCAGAAAGGAGAACGCCTGCAAAGCATTCAGCCCGGAGCCGTAAAGCGTATAGCAGGCATCATGTCGGAGCCGCCAACTCCTTACACACATTATACCAAAAATAACGTTGTAAAGTCAATAAATTAAATTATACGTTACCACTTTTTTTCAAAATGGCCTTTTTATAGGTTCAATTTTGCTGATTCCGTTGTAAAGCTCATCGGCAAGCTGTGCCAGACTGTCCGGGGCATCATCGTGTGGAACTTTGCCAAGCTGCGTGAACATCGTAACCTGTTCCATGAACGCCTTGTATTCTTTCGACTGGTGTTTTTCGTCAAGGAAATAGAACCGTTTGATGTCCGGCGCATACTGAATGATTCTTGACAGCTTGCTTTGGCCACTGGGCGCACGTTGGCTACGGACAGAGCAGTGATAGCCCTGCTGCCGAAGCTGGCTGTCTACCACATCACAGTATTCGTCACCGCCGTTGTTGGCTTCGCCACGCACCACGTTGATTTTGTTCTGGATGATTTTGCCCACGACTTCCGGCCTGGTCACGGTCTTATCGCCGTTGTTGAACACAAGGTCAGGGATGAACACGGCATCTCCATACACATAGGCGATAGGGCAGGCTGTGAAGTCGCCGCCGCCCCATGCAATATCCATGACCATTAGCTTGCGATCGGGCTCTCCATCAGGCAGAACGCCGTTGAAACACCGCAGTTCATCGGCAGGGAACAGCAGGCCTTCACGCACATAGGGCTTGCCCATGTATTTTGCCCACCATGTTGCATCATCAATACTGGCTTTCATATCAGCATAATAAGCATCGTCAAAGCCAACACCATAGTCATAATTGAAGTTGCTGTGTCCGTTCTCGTCTACCGCAGGAATCACCCGGAATCGGTACTTTGGGTTGTCTGCATACTGGTTCTGGATGCGTCCCAGAGGGTCAAGCACGTTCCAACGTGTGCCGACCATCAGCTCTAATGCGCCTTGTTTTTTGCGGTCTTTCAGCTGGTTCAAATAGGCATCGTACTTGTTGTTCAGACGTTCAACGTTCAGGCTTTCCTCCAAGTCCTCAATCAAGTCATCGCTGTACAGAACACCGCCTTCACCGATTTCAACAGCACCAGTCAACGTACCTCCGATAGATCTGCAAGTCAGGGTGGGGAAGCGCTTTTTTCGGTTCAGGTCAACGCTTTCGTCCTTTGCACTTTTGTCCACAAGCTGAACGTCAGGGAAGATTTTGCCCCAGTTGTAGGTAACAGGGTCAGTGATGATGGACAGCACTTCGCCGTAGAAGCCGTTGGTTAGCTTGTCAGAGTGCCCGCTCATAACCGATGCAACGTCAGGGCGGTTGCCCATCAGCCATGTGATGAAGAAGATGCACAGGGTACTGTTGTGAGTAGGAATCAGCCGCTTTCCAGCGCAGTACACGCCACCCTCAACCTGAATGCAGTTGCCTTGCTTCGATTCAATGCGCTCAAACCCGCAAAATGCCACACGGCGAGGTTTGGAAAACTCCTTTAACTGCTTGCGAGTAACAACACATGGAATAGGGCAGGTAGGGTTAAAAGAGATGGAATAGACTGTCAGATTGCCTTTAATGCCACTAGATGATACACGAGGTGGATATTCAACCACGCTGCATCTCCATCCAAAGGTAGAAACCAGCGTGACAAAATCATCTCTCATTTGCGGCTCTGTGGTAGAAAAAGCGTACCGATGCTCTTTTGCTCGTAACGTACCGTCTGTATCGAGCAGACCGGCAAGCAATTCCATACGCTGTGCAATGCTGGCTGTGAAGTATTCTTCTGGGATGTGCTTCACGCAGCGGCGGTGACTATGGCACATATCGCCATTTTGAAGTGCTTGTCGCAAACCAGAGAATCCGTAGTACTCAACGCCAGTATCCTTATGAACCGTGTGCCAGCTAACAGGGTATCCATCGTTAATAACACGCTCAACAATCACTCGATCACAAGGAGGTTCGCAAATATCTGGGTGCTGATTGCGACCATCGCCAAGCCATGCGCCCAATGTGTACGGCTCAACAGGCAGTTTCTTATATTCTCCCTCAACAAAATTTTTGAACGGAACCTGATAGCAGAATCTTATACCGCTCTTCGTGTCGGCAACATAATCCTCCATCATCCGCTTGGTTTCGACCACATCAAATCCGTTCTTATGGCGGTTAAAGACCGGCCACTCGTGGTTTTCATGGCAGTCAATGTATGTGCCGTCAGAGAAATGGCAGCGCACATCAAGTTGGCACTTAGGCGAAACGGCCAGCACCTTTACAAACTGACCTTTCGGGCTGATAACTTCATCACCGATCTGCAAATCGCCGTGATTCTTCCAGCCGTTTCGTGTAAGAATTGGCGTATCATCACTCAAAGCCTTGCCAACGCGAGCAGGTAGGCTAACTCCCAAGAAGTCAATCCGCTTGTAAAACAAGTCCTCAAGGTCATCTGCCAGTACTTTCAGAACCCTGCGTCTCGGCTGATAGAACTTCTTTTCCGGCGCACGGTTCCATTCAAGGTAGATGCAATAGCTGTCGAACACATCCTTTGCTTCAAACAGGTACGTCCGACCGATAATGTCATAGACTTTCGCCACGTCCTCACCTGTTTTCATCTTGCCCATCATGGCTGCACAGACAGAGCGCAGCTCACCAGAGTATTTGTAGGCATCGAACCGCTTGTCTTGCGGCAGGGCATCTCTCAGGTTCACCACCGCCTGAAACCAGTCCTCGTAGACCTGTGCTTCGGTCGGATTCTGCTTTGCATACGATTTGATGCTTTCAATAATGGCGATACACTGCTTTGGCTGCATAAAAAAATAGGCACCCCCTACCTGAAAATGTAAAGAGTGCCTACAACTGCACAAAAATCAAATATTCTGTTTTATTCTAGGTTGCGAACAATGTTACCTGTTCTGTTCAGCAATCCGATACCATGTCTGGCGGGTCACGCCAAGCTGTTTGGCGGCGTCCGTGACCGTGAGAATACGCTTCTCCACCTGCTCATGGAGAACGTCAAAGAGGTTGCGGTCGTACTCTGTGGGCTTGCGCCCTTCCCTGTAATCGGGGCGCTGACTAGCAATCTTCTTGCCCTCTTTGGTACGCTCAACAATCATGTCACGCTCAAACTCGGCGAATGCAAGCATCACCGTGCGAATAACTTTGCCGGTGGGGGAGTTATTCATAACCCCCATGTTCAGGATGTTCACCGAAACGCCCTTATCAATGAACTGGTCTATCAGCTCAAGACCATTCTTAGCGGAACGGGCAATACGGTCAAGCTTCGCCACGATCAGCGTGTCTCCCGGTTGGATTTCAGCCATCAGCTTGTCAAGTTCTGGTCGATGCAGCTTCGTGCCGGTGTAAACATCCGAAAAGATTTTCTGTGCGCCGTTAGCTTTCAAAAGTTCCGACTGGGCTTCAAGGCTGTTGCCGTCAATCGCCTGACCAGCGGAACTGACACGAGCGTAACCGTAAATCATTCAGGTTCACCGTCCTTTTCCTCTACTACTTCATAGCAGCCAGCACGAGTGAGTTTCCCATTCGCAGGTTCTACGACCAGTCTGTACCCGAAAACCTCAAGAATTTGAACCATTGTAGATAATTTCATATCATCAGCGAGGACACGAGAAGATGCGCTGGAAATGGTTTTGTAGTCAAGCTTTTCCCGGAGATATTCGTATGTTTTATGCTGATTCTTCATTATATCACGAAGGATTTCGCTTGAGTTCACCTTGTTATTCGTTGCAGCCATTTTTCGTTCCTCTCTTTCTTTAATGCCAGTATACGCTTTCTAGCGTAAATTGTCAAGAGTTTTCTCAATTTTACTATCACCAAGTCCAGATATTTCTGAGGTCTCACTTATGTGACCGAATTATATTTACAGAATGTATATATTTTATAAAAAGAGCGATAATTCGTAATGTGAAAAATCTGTTTGTAAACTTATTTATTTACATTCTGGGAGCGAACCGCTATCAAATATCACACATCTGTGACACAAATTCAGATATATCTGATGCAAATTATACAAATTGGGCTGTTGACAACTATATACCAAGCGTCTATAATCTAAGACAGCAGAACACACGATGAATCAGCCAACAACGATAGATTTATCCTTTGTGGCATAAAAAAATAGGCCGTCAGCATACCGACCAAAGTAGCACTGACGACCTATTCCACCACAAAACAGAAGCTGCGCAACCAAGGGCGCAGTCTCGGTTTCTGTCAATTATTATAGCAGAAGCAGACAACTTCTGCAATAGAAAGGAGCAAAAAACATGAATTTTCCCACAACAACCGAAGAATTTCTGAAAACCCTTGCCCACGGCAAAGAGCCGACCAGCGAGGATAGGGAGTACGCAGAAGCGCTGGGTAAGCTGTCCGAGCTGAACTACCGGGCAGGGTACGAAGCGGGAGCATCCAAAAAGGATAGCCAAGTTTTGTGCAAAATGTAGAAAACGGGAAGATAGTACAGATAGCAGTACTACGGATAGTGTTTCATACCTTGACTTAGCACAAAACATAGTTATACTAATATCACCAACAATCGAAAGGGGGTGGGCTAATATGAGCAATCCTTATGCTGAGAGATACAATCGCACATTAACTATCAGCTTGACGGAACGCCAGTTCAATCACTTGCAAGACTACTGCATCAAGAACATGGTTTCCTTGTCTTCTGCGCTGCGAGAATCGTTCTTCTTGCTTCATCCGATGCTTAATGAAAAGAAATGATACGCTCGCTGCTGTCGGCAAACTTTAGCGAACGTATCATCAAAACCACTGGAACAAGCTGTTCCAGCCTTATTATAGCAGGAATTGGCTTGTTCCGCAAGAACCATAGGAGTTTTTATGGAACAAAAGGTTAAATATGCTATCAATCTTATCAGCGAAAACGGACAAGTTGTCGTGTCCAGCCGCGAAGTAGCCGAGAACTTTGGAAAAGCCCATCGACACGTTTTAGACGCTATCGAGAGCATTTTGAAGGGTATGCCGAAAATTGGGCAGACCCCCATGTTCTACAAAACCGAGTACATCCACGAACAGAACGGTCAGACCTACCCCATGTATCTGATGAACCGTGACGGCTTCACATTGCTGGCTATGGGTTTCACTGGCAAGGAAGCCCTTGAATGGAAGCTTAAGTACATTGACGCTTTCAATCAGATGGAGCAGGAGCTGACCAACCCGGAGCCGGAATCCACAGAGATGCTGTTGAGCCGTGCTCTGATTGCTGCCAACAGTGTTATCGACACGGAGCGTAAGAAAGTAAAGGCTTTGGAAGCGGAAAACGCCAAGATGAAGCCTGATTCCGACTACGCAAAGGCGATGCTGCTTTCCGATGAAAGCCTGACTACAACGCAAATTGCCATGAACTACGGCATGAGTGCACGAAAGCTGAACCAGATTCTTAGAGGGCTTGGCATCCAACATACTGTGAACAAACAATGGATTCCCTACCAGAAGTATCTTGGCAACGGATACGTTGTCGGGCATCCGATCGAGCTGCCGAACGGCAAGACGAAAGAAGTCACCCGATGGACGAGAGCCGGTCAGAAGTTCATTTATAGCAAGCTTAAAGAAGCGGGCTATCTGCCTGTTGGTGAGCAGATTAGAATGGAGACGTGCTGATGGACTACTCGGAAGAAATGTTTCGGCTACAAGCTGAGAACGAAGAGCACAAATCCGTTTTAGAAAAAAGCCATGAAATCCTTAATCAGGCATTAGAAATCATCATGCCAGAGGATAAGCGGCCAAGAGAAGTTGTAAGTGTAGCACTAGCAACGTCCGTACAACATTTTTGCGAGGACAGCTATTCAATGGGATACAATGATTGTTTGCTCGACATTCTCAGGGAAAAGGAAGAAGTCAGCGCTCCTATCATGTTTCCAACACTTAAATCGTAAATAGCCTATAAGAAAAGCCAGTGGTTAGAGAACATCTAGCCGCTGGCTTTTTGTGTTATAGGTCAATAACAGGCTTGTCGGGCTTTTCTATACTAAGAACCAAGTTTCCGTTAATTTTAATCCACTCGCCATCTTTACAATTTACATTGATAAGCTGGCTATACTCATAATCGTACTGAACGCCAACGTGTTCAAAATATGTACAAGCGCCAAGCGTTGTGTTTCCTTCTTCTTTATACTTTTGAAATGAACCAGCCCCGAACACCCACTTAAAATTGTATACACCAACTGGTATATCCTTACCAACAATATAATCGCCGGTAGGGATTTGATTCTTTTTCAGCTTCAAAGGAACTCCATTATCACGAATTTTCTTTTGTCGTTGTTCCGGCTTGGTTTGATCTTCTTCCATATCGGCTTCTATTGATTGTTTTGTTTCAGGGTCTTTTCCTATCATTCTTGCGAGTGAATCCCTGTCCCACAGTTCAACATTTAACGTTTTAGCCAGCGTTTGCGCATTTGGAGTAAAATAAGCATTTGTGAACACAACGGCTTTATCTGCGCCATATTTCTTTGCGCCAGCATAAATCTCTTGAATTGGTTTCAGTCCTAAGTTTGAGCTGTACCGTTTACATTGAAACGCCCATTTTTGGCTGTCTTTATTCGCAGTTATATCAACTCCGTAGTCTCCGCTCGCTTTTGTGACATTAACATTCTTGAATCCGTTTTCCCTGAGAACTTTTGCGATAAAATACTCAAATCTGTGACCTTCCATCTCGTCAATTTTTGAGAAATCAATATCTACAAGCGCATCTTCATTACTTCGTTTTGATAGAACCGCCATCAAATAAAAAAATATAACGATTGCGACAATAGCTATCATACAGCAAGTCTCCAGCATTCATAAAAGCCAGCGGCTTTTCGGCTACTGGCTTTTAATTGTTTCAATGTTTAGTCCTCATAACTCGTATCGGTACGGACAAAGTGCATTTTCTTCGTTGTTCCAAGTGCAGATGCGCTATAAGTGATTTCACCATTTTCGTAAGTAAACGTCTTTGTTTCATCGCCGGAAGCAAGCAGAGCCAACCCAGTCTTTTCCTTATCGTTTGCGGAATCCCATGTGTAAGGCTCTGCGCTGTCAGTAGGTGCTACATAAGAGCCAGCCCAATACAAAGACTTTGTATCGCCGCCATCAGACACCCAATAGATGACAATCTCACCATCTTTGATGTATCCAGCCTGATAACTGTCGCCTTTATCTTTTTCTTCCCAGTTCCCCGTTAAGTCAAGCGGCTCGGCCGGAGTGGAACTGGACGTAGCGTTGCCACTACCGCAGCCAACCAACATAATGCAAGCCAAAGCAGCCATCAGAACTGCTGCAATAATTCTCTTTCTCATTTTTGATTCTTCCTTTCTTTGGCGTATAGCCTTTAGCTGATTATAGCACAATCTAGGCTCCGAAAGGGGTCTTTTTGTATTTTTTGGAATTTTTGGAGACTTGCACAATCAGATAGGCTTTGATTTGTGAAGGTGGGGTGGGTTTTGGTAAGGGGAATCTCGAAAACGCCTTTTTCTTTGAAAAATTTTATCGCGGGAATGACCCACCCCACCCCCCGGCGCTCCCTGTATACCCCGCCGGTGCATCCCCGCCCACTCCAGCGCGCCCGGAACGGCTACACGGCACAGGCGACAGGGCAGACCACGCCACGCACAGACACACACGCCCGGACGCTGGGCACGCTGGGCGATCGGGACGGCGGCGGCGCTGGAAGGCGGGCAGTGTGTCCGAAACTGTGCAAAAGCGGACAAGCCAAAACTTAAAAAATAAATACGCAAAAAAGCGTAAATACCTATTGACATTTACGCAAGAAAGCGTATAATATAATCAGACGCAAGAAAGCGTAACGCCTACCAAATACCACCACAAAACAGGAGGACAAAACCATGAAACTAGAATTCCGAACCAAGACCAGCGCAAACGGGCACGGCTATTATCTGCGCATCGATACCAACGCAAAGACCTTTTCCCGCGTTCCTGAAAACTTTGTATCTAAGGACGTGCCCGTTGTGGCAAAGCAAGATATGGACACTATCAAGGCTCAGGCCATCGCGGACGGTTACACGGAGGTTTAAGCTATGAAAAAGATTTATAAATGCAGTGACCTCTATACCGCCACATTTGAGGACGGAACGTTAATGACTGGCACGCTTGATCAGCTCTATGCAGCCCAGAACAACAGCAGAATGACCGTCAAACCCGTTGTGTGGCTCTGGTGCAGTGACAGCGGCCTGTATATGGTAGACTACATCTTAGAGGGTGCAGGCTGGACACTGGGCGTATTTGACACGCTGGCAGATGCAGAAAAGGCAGTCTCAGCGTTTAACGCACAGCCCGCGGCAGATGTTGCCGCAATGCTTACGGCGGACGCTCTCAAGCTCTTTACCTGTGAGGTAGAGTGCAAAGCACTGGGCGACGATGGCAAACAATATAATGCTGTTTGGTGTCCCGATTGTGGGCAGATTTATTACACCATCCCGGCAAAAGTTAAGGTTCTGGGCTACATCCCGCAATATAAGGAGGATTAAACGACGATGCTTGACACAACTCAAATTTATGTCCTCTGGTATGTGGGCGGCATGATCTCCGGCGCACTCGTTATGATTGCATTTCTTAACAGCTAATAAGGAGGGCTAAAAAATGACCACGTTTGAAGAAAAAGTGAACGCATACCGCGAAAACAAGCGGTTGATTGAAGAGTTAGAAGCAATGAACGACGCCGTAAAGGCCGAAATTATTAGCATGATGCACGGCGCACCCGAAATGGTGCAGGGCACTGCAAAGGCCATTTACAAAGATGTTTCTTCCGTCCGACTTGATAGCAAGCTACTCAAGACGCTGCACCCGGATATTTATGCAGAGTGCAGCAGCAAAACAAGCTATAAGCGTTTTAGCGTGGTATAAGGGGGTTATAATATGAGCGTCAATCTTATTTCCCGTATCTTTTCGGACTATCACAAGGGCAAGGACGGCACCAACGGCCGCAAATACCGCTATACACTCGAATATAATCCATTATCCGCCGTTCACACTTGGATTATTCGGCAGCCGCTGAACGGCGGCGCATGGGAATGGGTGCAGCCGCTTCCCTTGAATCTGTGCTTCACGCCGCGCGGCGCTGTACGGTGAAAAGGAGGTGATTGCAAAATGATATTTTCTAGCGTTTTGTTTTTCTTCTGGTTCTTCTCCGCACTGTTTAAGGCATCCAAGTAATGCCGATCGGACACTTTAGCGGGGCTGCACCGTAAAGCAACCCCGCCCCAGCCCAAAAGGGCAAAAAACTTTCTGCAAGTCCTGTTAATGGGGCTTACAGTATGATATACTAACAGCAGCAAGCCCACACCAGAAAGGAGCTTATAAAATGAAGGTTATTGAAGGTTTTAACGAATTTTTCCGCAAAATGTCAGCCGATGAAGAAAAGATTTTTGCATACCTCAGCAGCCGCGGCGAAAATACCGCTGTTAAAATTGGCGACGCTGTATATTTTTATTGGGGTGATGATATCGGCCCACGTCCCGCTTCTCGTTTTGACAAATTCGACACTTTAGAAAGCTATCAAAATTTTAATTTTACAGGCTACAAGAGAAAAGACCTTCCGACTACCACCTATCATGTATCTTATGATGAGTGGTATAACCAGCTAACAAAATACGACGATGACGAAATGAAAGCACTTTTTGACCAATACAAAATTTAACTAACGCGCAACAATCCACCCCGCCCGCGTGGCGGGGCTTTTCTTTTGCCTTGCATCTGCTGAGGGTGCAGGGCTTTTATTTTTACACTTCTGCAATACACTACCATACAAGCGTTTACAGTGCGTTTTGTGCCGTCTATGCAAGTTATACCGCCAACCCTGTAAAACCGTGCACAGGGCTTTACAGGGGCTTTTCCTGCGATTGTGTCCGCTCAGCCGCCCACGATACCAAACCGACACAACAAGCCATTGCACAGCCTGCGACACGCTGGAGCGCCTACCAGCGCCCGGACGCTTTGCACAGATACCAGATACCAGCGCCACGCCCGGACGCTGTACAGGTCAGTGCAGCCGCCCTATTATAATAATGTATATAAGGGGGCAAGGGTGCGCCCTGTTATGGATCCATACAAGACGGTGCAGCATATCGCAGATTATACCAGCCCGGCGGGGTCAGCTGCTGCCGTCTGTGAATTGCTGGCAAGTGCTGACACACTACCAACAGCACAGACCCGGCGCACCTGCTGAGGGGTCAGCGTCTCCACCTGTACAGGGTCAACCCGGCACCTTCCACCCGGCGTGACAGCCCAGCAGCAAGGGCGCGGAGGGCGGCGCGGAACCATTGGCGGCTACCGCCGCAACTCTTTTCGGGCTTTCGCCCGATAGCTAATAGAGGTCAGCAATAGTCGCAGCGTTCCGGCTGGAATAGTCGTAGCCAATAATCGTAGTTTCTCCAATAAAATAGTCGTGGAATAGTCGCAAAGTCATCAGACGACTAGCTTTTGAAAGTCCTATATATTGTATAATAACGAGCAGTTCGCTGATAGTCGTATAGTAATAGTTGTAGCGTTTTCTTGCGATCCTTCGTCAAATAGTCGTGTATTTTTTGTGTGAAATAGTCGTTCGCCTTTTAGAGAAAGAGCGGTGCGATAGTCGCTAAGTCATCCGACCTCTCCAAAAATCAATAGCTGTCAAGATACCTGTCAATTTTAATCCAAATCACATTACCTCAAAATCTTTAGCCATCGTACTTATTATAATAGTCGCAGATAATTACTCAATCTTTTTAACTATTATTCTGCTGGAATAGTCGTATCATCCAATTCGGTTCGTTTTTCTCCGATTTAATTACCAACAGCTACATTCATATCATACCAACCAACTAGGATTATCCATTCGGCAAATGCCTCAATACTTTTAACTATCTAATAAGACTACCCGACTAATCTGACGCTTTCAATTTGTAATCACCTGCGCATATAGTCATGCAACATTTCTACATATTCAACCGATTACAAAATGAGATCAATTCTCCATGTGAAATAGTCGTAGACCATTCACCAGTCCGAACCTCACGCCAGTTCTCGCTTACGGCCTGCTCTGTTGGCTAACGGTGTAGCTTTGGAGATAGAGGGTTGTAGGGGGAAAGAACCTTTGGAAAACATCTTGTTGTCATTTTCAGTTGTCGCACTATTTTTGCGTGGGGGCCTCAAACAATTTATTTGTTTGAGGGGGGAGTTAGGGGGATTATAGGGGGTAATAGGGGTTGTAGGGGAAAGAGGGGGAAGAAAGGGGGGAAGATTGGTATACCATGATACCAACGCATACCATTCGTATCAACTGGTACGATTCGTATCGCTTGGTATGCAATAATCGCGTCCATTTCGTCTCACACATCTTGCTTTCGTCTCAATTAGCCCTGTGATTGGACAAATAGTCGTTGACATCCGCTCATCTGGCTGCTATCATCGCCGGAAAGGCGTGTAAGAGCCTGTCTGCCGCGTTTTTCTGATTGACCCGATAACTTTCACGTCTGACCTCGAAAAGCCGTTCTCCACGCTCCTGCATCGGTCTAATTGCATGGTCTAGTTTGAGATATACCATCAACATCAACGGAGAGCCGCCTACAAGCGTCTGTGGCGAATTTTCGTGGCGAAGTCTATAAAGTTATCACCTAGCATCTAAAACGCCTTAAAACGGGCTTTCTCTTGGAGTTAAGAAAAAGGCTGCCATTGCTGACAGCCCATGCGCTCAGATTCTGTATTCGCTTTCAATGTCTCAAGACCACGTTGGACGAATGAACCAGATAGGTCACGCCGTCAATCTTTACTTGCAGCTGGTCGCCCTCGTAATCGTCCCAACTATTCAGCTTGCCCTCGACAATCGTTCCATCAGGCATTTTCAGCTGTGCCCACGAGTAGCTATACGTCAGGTCTACCACCTGTTTGTTGCATCCAGTCATCAGCATAATGCCAGTCAGAGCGGATACGAATGCGGTCAAAATCTTTTTCATAGTCGTTCTCCTTTACGCCATGTAGTCCTCAAATCGTTTCACCGACTTGAAAATTATCTTGTTGTTGCACCATCTTTGCAAGTGCCGAATCTCTTTCGGCGCAGATGGCTTGTTGTAAATCATCACATAGGGGTCGTAGCCCAGATCACGAAGTGTGTAGATGCGATACAGGTCTTGTTCCAACGTGCTGTTGAAGTTCGTCAGACAGTAAACCATGCCAATGTTTGACTTGCGCCGAAATCCCTTTGCGAAATCCTCAAACTTGCATTTCAAGTCATCGTTAGGGTTATCCCATGCAAAATGCAACGTGCCAATACGCATTTTGTTGATGTCCTCGATGTCTGCCTGATTCAACAAGCGAATATCCAGACCTTGCGTAAAGTCGATTTTGGCGTGGGTATCAATGTACTGCTGCATAAGGTCACGCTTCTCTCTGCAAGCTGTGATGTTTGGGTCAAGCACTTTTATTTCGTCCTGACCACACCAAAAGTCGCTCACATCTGCCACTTTTACGGCACATCTTCCCTCTTTTGCTGCAACATGGCAGAAGGAACATCCTCTAGGGCATCCACGACTTGTCATGCTGACTGCAAATGGAAACTGTGGGTAAATGCTATAATCGGGGAAAGACTTTTCTATTTCATGCGGTAAATCAACGTCTTTCGATTTATCGAATATTTCTTTGCCGTCCACTGTGCGGATTGCGTATCCTGTGCCGCCTTTAATCACCTTGTCAGCATTCAAGGGTTCCGGCACGTCAGGGCTGTACACGTCTGAAAAAATCTTGCTCATGTACACGATGTCATAGTGGATAAAATCACTCCACCACCATTCAACATCATCGCCCTTTGCCTTGTGGTAGCTTGAAATCCGCATCAATGCAAGGTTTGGGAAGTTGTGTCCATCTACGTCAATCAATCCGATTTTCATTTTTTCACTTCACATTCACACGCATTCTTCGTATGTTTTTTCGAAAATGTCAGGTTTACACGGGTAGATTTCGCCATTTACGCCACGAATGATATAATCGCCAGTCCTCGCAATCATAGTCCCTTCAAGCGTTTTAATCTCGCACCACGCAGGGTCATTGTAAAACTTTCCGAAGTTATGCGTGATAATATCATTGCTACTTACTGCATCCCAGAACCAATCTTCTCCAACAAGTCCTCGCGCATTGAGCTTGAATGCTTCGATAACAACTGGTTTCTTGCGGTATTTCATGCTTATTCTCCTCTCATTACATCCACACGCATTCTTTGAACTGCTGTGTTTCCATCTGGAACGCGATGTCTAGCGACCCTACGTTGCCCTCTTTGTTCTTCTCAAGCGCAAAATGATAATGCTGCTCTGGCCGCTTTTTCGTGGTCACGTTCTGTGCCAGCAGGATGATTGCATCTGCGTCCTGCTCGATTTGCCCGGATTCTCGCAAGTCTGCGGCAGTCGGTGGGATACCTGCTCTTGCGGTCTCTCGATTGAGCTGTGCAAGTGCTACCACCAGCGTTCCTGTGGACTGTGCGAACTCATGCAGTGCCATGCTGATCTCTGTGACGGCACTGTATCGGTCTTTCGCTCCGGCTTGATGAATAAGCTGCAAATAGTCGATGAACACTACTTTGGCTTGCATCCTGATGGACTGCGTTCTAATCCACCCAACGCTCTTGCCAGCGGCAGAGCGGACGAACAGCGGATATTTCTTGATGGCTGCCAGTCGGTCAAGTTCGTTAATGCTGACGGTCTTGTTTTTGACCGTGTGAAGCGGTACGCCTAGTTGATTTGCGATGACACGAGCGTAGAGGGTATCAGGGTCGGTCTCTAAGCTGAAGTACGCCACCTTACGTCCGCTTTTGGCTATTTCACAGGCAAGTTGCAGGGACAGAGCGGTTTTACCTGCGCTGGGTCTGCCGCCGATCACAACGAAGTTGCCCAGCACAAGATGCAAGTTGTTATCCAGCACTTTAAGCCCTGTGCTGATATACTCCGGCTTATCATCCAGCTTGCGGATGTAGTTGTCTATGCCATCGCACATTGGGATAAAATCGCTTCTCTCGCTGTGCAGGTTGATTGCTTCACCTAGCTGCTCATAAATTCCTGTCAGGTCTGCGTATCTGGTCGAGCCATCAACGATTTTGAACGCAATCTCTCTGGCTCTGGACAACGCCGCCTGTTCCTTGACGATTCTCGCCCATCCAAGCATCATGTCGTGTGTGACGTTGCGGATGAACTCTGCACCGAAGGCATCAAGACATTCGCCCATTGCTTTCTTGCAGTTATCGTACCGTCCCATGACTTCTACCGGGTTCCACTTGTCGTTGTGTTCCCAATAGCCACGAATGGCAGCGAATGTATCATGCAGTTCTGGGCAGAAATCGTCGATTTTAAGGTCTTGCAGCACATCGGCATACTCAGAAAACGTGAGGACCGCCCCCAACAGGATGTATTGGGTCTGATTTTCAATATTCACCGTAGAAAGTCTCCCTCGTCAGGCAATTCAGCCATTGTCTGCTGATAGCCACCGTTCCAGTCTTTCACGTTACGCATCCAGTTCCGTGCAGCAGCTTTCCAGTCCTTCATAGGCGATTTTCCGACCTTCCAGCCATTTGCCGTGAAGTGGTCAACAAACCGCTCTGCTTCTGATTCCACGTAACCCTTGTCTGCAAAGTATTCTTTGGCTTGCTCGACAGTCGGTGCTTTGAAGCGTTTTACTTCGTTGGTATTTTTCTTTTCACATTTTTCTTTTTTATCAGATACAGAATCAGATACAGATAAGCTACCATTCGTATCAGTTGGTATGTTTGGTATACCATTTATACCATTCGTATCCTGTGATACCATTGGTATGCTTTCGTATTTTTTATCGTTCCAACGCTTATTTATATTTTTCTTGTTTGCTTCTCGTCTACGCTTATCACGTTCTTCCATCTTCTGCACGTTCATATCATCAAACGCCTTAACGACTTTCCAGAGCATCCGCATAGCACGGTCGTTGTCGTATGCTGGCTCAAGCCTAGTCTCAACATACCGCGCGTAATTGCGGATGAATGCTCCAAATTCCTCGTCTGTCAGCTCATCCATCGCATGGACGTGTTCCAGCAGAAGAATCATTGATGTTCTCGGCTTGTGTTCCTGCTCCATACTTAATCCTCTTTGTAGCGTTTGTTCCATGCTTCGATGAGGTCTTTTTTAATCTTTTCTTTATCAGCTTCGGAACAATCAGAGTTGTATAGCTTGCTTTCCATGAATACCCGGCACTTGCATCCATTCTTGCCGTTTCCTCTTGTTATAAGCATCCAGCTTGTCAAATGGTCGCCTGTTTCGGCAATAGCAACTTCTCCACCACAGAACGGGCATCTCTTGAGTTCTGTCATTTTCTAAACCCCTCTCTCGTTCTCATAATTCGTTTGCAACATTCATGTAGCTTTACGCCTTTACGGTATACGGGCCGATTGTGCTTCTGCTTGATGTAACCGCACTGTGTTTCGGACTGCCTGATCGCATTTGCAAGCTGTTCAAGTGATGCAGCACATTGGTTCATCGCTTCTGTTAACGCTTCAAATCCATCCATTTTTAATCCTCCTTACGCATACCATTTCGGCGCTTCGTTGAAGATTTCCACGCCTTTTGCAAAGCCCAGCTTTTCTAAAGTTTCACACATGATGCCGTCCATCATGCTGTGAACGATTTCTTCATCATCGCCGTACTTTTGGTATGCTTCCTGCATTTCTGTCGTGAATGTGTCAATCATATCTTTCGTAATAACGATATTGTTTTCCATAAGTCCTCCTATACCATCGGAAACGCCATCCAATGCGTCACCGTCACATCTTTCGGCAGTCTCTCGCCTATCTCATCCCAGAACTGACCATCTGCGTAACAGCCAAGAAAGTACGCTGTCGGCGAGAATCCTTGCAACATTTTTCCATCTTTATCACGCCACGTTGTCTTAGTCGCAAGCAACAAATGCTGCGTCCGCTATCGTGGCTGTTCGCTTGCTGGATGCCAAAGAGTGTTGCTCATAATCTGTTCTCCATCCGCGCTCCACAGTTCGGGCAGTAGTTCCAACGTGTATGATAATTTTTTGTGTGGCATCTGCTGCACTCGAATCTTGTAAACGTATCGTCCTGTGCAATCCATTCAGCGGTGCTCTCTAAGGCTGTCGGCGCATCCTCTACAACGTCAATGGCATCGCCAATACCGCAAGCACGGCATTTAACTCCATTGTAGTTCTCACAGCCATCGCAATATGCTTTCTTGATTCTTTCAATAAGTGCGCTTCGTTCAAGGTATTCTGGATAATCAGCCATTGTCTTTCACCTCGATTGTTGGTGCAGTGTCGATATAGTCAAGCACATCATCTAGCACATAACAAGTGGTAGCATCTTCAATATCCCGGTAACAGTTTGATTCTTGCTCTTGAATCCATTCCTCTATGCGCTTGCGTAGTGCATTGGCATCAATTGGTCTGGTTTCCATTTCCCGTCCTTTCTTCAAATCGTGTTATCCACACTTATAACCGTAAGCGCTAAAGATGATTGCAAACCCAACGAGAAAGAAAAGAACATTGATTGCTACCACCGCAATGGCTTTCAAGATTACGTTGTCTATGTATTCGTCCAAAGTTCTAAGAACTATATATTTTTCGAGCAAATAAATCGGAAAAACGAACACAAAACCAATCATTGTCGTCAAAACAAAACCGAGTACAATTTCAAACAAAGACATTTTTCTTTCTCCCTTCAATCTCCGTCCCACACGCCGTCAGGACGCATCTTTGCAAACGTCAGCAAACCGTATAAGGCACGTTTGGCGTTACCCTCTGTGGCGTGCCAGTAGTCGCTATCGTCCACATCGTCACCTAATGCAGAAATAGCCTTTTCAAGCATCGGAATGCTCTCTGCGCCTGTTTTGCCATAGATGGATCGAATGCCCTTGCTACCCAACACATCATCACGACGAAAGTGCTTTCAATAATTATAGGTGATATTAAGCCACAGTTCCTTTGTCCATCCAATAGAACGAGTACCACCAGCAACAAAGTGCGTATCATCCGCTTTGAGCGGTTTGTGCGTTACGGGGTCGCACAGCGAAATGTCATAGCTCATCTTTCTTCTCCCATTCCTTACATCCACGTTTGTCCCACACGAAGTCTGCAACGTGTTCTGACTGGTCGTTTACGCACACGCCCTCCGGCTCCGCGTACCATTTGCAAGAGCCACAGGATGGCTCGGATTTGTTCTTGCAGGATTCTGCTGTGCATCGGATAGCCTTGCCAGCAGAGAACTGCTTGATGCCCATGCAAGAGCAATGTTCGGTTGTGCAGTAGAAGTTCATTCCTCTATCTCCTTCCACCCGATGAACTCGCATAAACCAACAGTGTTATTGGCGCAACGATGAATGAGGACTTTATCGCTTATTTTGAATTTTGCGATAAACCCAATTTTGCTTTCTTCCATTTCGTTTTCAAACATCCAATCAACGATGTCCTTATCGATTCTGACATCGCTTTCGTCCGCTATGGTTGCAAAGCACTGTTTGCACCTGTAAAGAGCGCACTTTTTCATTATCTCTGCCCTCTCTTTCCCCTGTTGAACCGCCCGATCACTCGCTTATATTCTTCATAGCACTCCGGGCATAGGTCGCCTGTGTCCCTGCGCCACGCCCAGTCATTGAAGTATTCGTCGGGGTTCATCATCCTGCCGCTCAGAACTGCTCCGCAGCGGTCACACACTCGCTTGTGGTAGATTCCTCTGTCAGTTTGCATCAGATTCGCCTGCTTTCTTTTTAGATGCGCGTTTTTTCTTTGGGTTTTCAATCTGTTGCGGAATAGAATCAATCAGCTTCTTGAACTTCTGCATAGTTTGATATTCAGTCAAACCAAACATAAACTGCGCTAGTTCTAACGGCGTTCCAACCTGTTCTGAACGACCGTCAGGATATGTAATGATTTTCATTGCTCGTTCTCCCCAACATCCTTAAACAGGGTTTCTTTGTTTGCTTTCCAGTCTTTGATTTTGCACGGAATGTCCGTTCCGGGCACTGTCTTTTTCAAACCATCCATCTGCCAGACGTTCCATGAGATGACGTCTGCAATGGCATCAATCAGCACCGGCGACATACGGTGATTCTCAATCTCATTTCCGAACAGCGAGCGAAAATTCTCCATCAGCGTCAGGAATAAATTGCACCGTGCCAGAAGTAAGTTATCTCCTTGCCACTCATAGCCGTATGTACTCATGTAAGCGTTCATGGCGTAGTTGAGCCAAAGGCTGTAATCCCAAACTTTCGGGTCTTTGAAGTGTTCCTTTGTTATGGCATTCAGCTTTCTATCCAGCAAACCTATTCTGCCTGGCACGGCAATCATCTGCCCTGTGGCGGTGTCGTATCGACTTGTCAGGAACGGTGCTTCTCCACAGGTGACTTCAAGACAAGTCTTGTTAATATACTCCTTCCAGTCCTCGCCCTTCAGGTCGTTTTCGGCAACGTCTACCATCTTCTCGCAAACCCAAGTTGGCGTGAACACCTCTGCTTTTTTGCTGGTGCGCTTCTTTTGGTCTGCAAGCCGTTTCTGCACACGAGGGACAAGCTGAACTTTATCCAACTGTTCCAGCGTGATTTCATCTGCAAAGCCTACGCCCAGTTCAGGCGGCGGGTCTGTCGCCCAGATGATGTTCTTACCTGTCGTGTGATCTTGCAAGAGAACAGGCAAAAACGTGCGTAGGCATGGGTCGAAAAAGTCAATCAAAGTTCCCATTTGTCAGCCCTCACCATGATCTTGTTTTTCTCTTTCAGCCAGTCCTTGACGCAATGAAAGCAATGCTCACGGTTCTGGCAACGCTCCGGGTCACGATGTTTGATAAGTTCGCAGATGCCCCGCGTAAAGTTTTCTGTAATATCTTCGTCCGTCATGGAGCGGATAAAATCGCCGTTAGTCATCCTCGACCACCTCTTCTGCCACTTCTTTGTACTCCACGTCAATCTCTTTTGGCAAAGCTGTCTGGTACTTCTGAGCCAACTGCTCTGCGCTCTGGGCATCTCCCAACGGCTGCTCAGGCGGTGCAACGGTGACTTCTACGTTGTCGCGCATACCGAAGTAGTTCTTGGCTCGGAAAATCCACTCTGCCGGGTTCTCCTGACCATACATACCGTTGTACGCCCACATGGACTGCATTTGCAGAATCAGCTTCAAGATGTACTTCTGCTGTAAGCTGTCGTCACGGCGTTTTCCCGCCATAATTTGCTTCAGGCTCACCCATTCGATGCCAAGCACCAGTGCAATCCATTCCACCACAGGGGAGATTCTGGCTTCGATACAAGCGTCAAAGAAGAAGTCAAGGCGCTGCTGCACTTCAATCGGGTTGTTCATGTCCACGCTCGGAAGGTCGCCAAAATACTTGGCTGCAATCATGCCGATGACCTTCTTGTCCTCTTCATCACCGATTCTCGACTGCAAATCGCCCGTATTCAGCATCTTAGACCTCGTGATCGCTAACTCCTGCTGCTCTTTCACCTTTTTACTCACCTGTGAGCGGATAGATTTCCGCTTGTTAAGCATCTGTTGTTTCTTCTTCTCTCGCTCTTTCTCGCGCTTCGCAGCGGCTTCTTCTTTCGCCTTTTGCGCTCGCTTTTCACGCTTTTTCTTTTCAGCTTCGGTCAGCGGCGGTCTGCCACGGCCACGCTTAGAGGGTGTTGCCATGTATCAGACCTCCTTGATGGGTTTCCAAACAGGGTATGCGTATGGATTCTTTGCAACGCCATTCCACAACCACTTATATGGATAACCTACGCATTTGGACTTTGTGATCGGCCCAGCAATCGGCCCAGCAATCGCCATCACATAGCCGTTTTCATCTGCATCTTCTTTCTTAGGCGGTTGCTCAAATGTGCTTCTCCACAAGCCCTCAAACCCGATTTCGCTATAAGAGCAGGTTTCAAAATAATGTGTAGCCATCCCAAGTTCTTGCTCAATATCGCTACGGATGCTCTTGTCATCCTCGTCCGCTTCCGTTTCGAGAACAAGGTAAATCCGCTTTTTCATGTTCTCACCTCTTCATTTTCTTTTCGATGTCATTCAGCGTTCCAGCAATCCACCAGACGGAACAGCAGTTGCCCAACTGTCGCCACCAAGCGCACTTTTCTTTCTCGCATACGCACCGACCAAGCGGATTGCTGGTCATTTTCATCGGACAGTAAAGTTCGTTGTCCATTGGTTATTCCCTCTCAATATGTACCTTAGCTCTTTGAACATTTTCTGAACCGACAAAACTTTTGAACGAACCGTTTTTCAAATTTACAGCGTTATAAACCAGCGTAGTAAAATTTCCGCTTGCTACCGTAGTTGAAACATTTTCTGTTTTCATGTAAAGTTCCGAATGATGATAAAACGCTTCCGCAACATCAATGTCGCTAAACGGCATCGGAATATCGTTTATTGATTTAATTTCCATACTTATCTCCCAAGAAACACAAACGCCCACTTCATCCATTCTGGGATGTCTGCGGAAAACAAACCCTTATACATAAAGATGGAAAGTGCGATAGACGAAACCGCCACGACTGCAATAAAAGCGATTACAACGCCTTGAAGAATCGCAAACTTTCTACGGCTTCTTTCCATGCTCTTTTCAATGTCATATCTGTTCATGTTTTTACCTCCGCCCCATCATAACAGCCGTACAAACGGACAGACACACATTGACGAACAGCCAGACGAGCATTGCCTGCCGCTTTTCAAACAGGCTGTCTGTCATGTCTTTGATTGTCCGTTCGGACTGAACCACCACCGCCAGCAGGACTAGGCAGACCAGCCAGCGAGTTGCAAATTCAAACATTGTTAGCTCCACCTTTCTCTCAGCTCTTTTTCGACCTGTTCTGACTTTGCGGTGATGCAATCTGCAAACTCGTCAGTGGTCATGTCCTCTTCTTTGAACTTGCCGACCATCTCCCAGTACCTGTCACCAATGCGGATGATTTTCTGCACCTGTTCATCGGTCAGGTCTGCATCGCACCGAAGGTTCTGAATCAGTGCGCCCCATGTGGCGGCAATGCCATCCAGAGCCATGCGGAATCCATATAACTGGTTCTGTCGTGCAATTTTGCGGAGGTTGGCCGGCTTGACCTGTTTACCACACAAGGGGCAGTTTCCGAATTTATTCATCCGACTGCTCCTTTGCTTCAAGGCGAGAGAGCCAACGCTTGTATTTAGCATCCTCAATCTCCTGCTCTGCGTCCCAAAATTCGCATTCGGAATCGAGGTTATCTCCAAACCAAGCATCGCATAAAGCGGTGACTGCGTTACTTATGTCCGCAAATTCTTCCATCAAATTTGCTTCACACTCCGCAATGCTCTTCGGTGTCGGGTTCGTACCATCCAGTGCCCGGCGCATCTTCAACGCAGCCTGTGCCAGTTCGGATGCTTCTTCTGCCAACTGTGCCAAGATTTCCGTCTTGGGCAGGATGTCTGAAACTTTCTTACTCACTTCTGTTCTCCTTTCAGCCAGTCGTTCAGCTTTGCCATGCAAGAGGGGCAAAGGTCATAGTCGTTGTTGCGCCAGTCCACAGTCCCACAGTTGCTCATGTGGATTGTTTGTATATGGTTGCTAACAGCATTTGGATTGATATAAGGTTTTTGCATTCTTTCCTCAACCTCATCCCATTCTTCCTCTGCATCCTCAACCATTCTCTCTGCACCGTCGTTTTCTTTGAAAATTTCGCCGCAACGGTCACATTTGAAAACTCTGCTCATTCTCTTTCTCCAATCTCTTTAGCAGCCCATCCACGTCATACCGCCAATGGACACGCAGCATTTTTGCTTTGACCTCTATCCCCTCTTGCTCTGCCCACTGCCAAGGGATGCTCTTTCGGCTCTCGTTGTAACGAAACGCTAGAACCTTGCTGGCAGGGATTGCAAAGGTGCGGTTGACTGCCCTGTAATTGACTATCACATGGGCGGTCTGACCGCCGTACCCCATTGCTTCCACCATATCAGTGATGTGCTTTTCCTTGCGGTATTTGCACTTTGCCTTGTCGTACTTTCCGAACACCTTTTCCAGAGGGATAGAGGGCGTTTCGATGGTTTTCAGTTCAAACAGGTGGTTCATCGGGTATCGGTACACAAGGAAGTCGCAGATGTTGTCGATGGAAAAGGACAGGTTCTCGTTGCCGCCGTAGTAGGTAGTAGCACTGTCTTTCAAGCGGTAGCACCACGCATCGGATGGGACGGATGCCTTGAAGTCTGCTTCAAACTGCTTGCCGGTGTTCATTCGTTGTCCTCTATTTTTTTGGCTTCTCTGATACGCAGTCGGATAAGTTCGCTATTTGCATATCGCAGTTGCCAGCTACCAAACCAGCCTTTGTGAACAAGTTTTCCGGCGCAGTAAACAAACTCCTGCTTCATCAAGTTATCAAGTGAAATGATGTAACTGCCCGGCTTATACTTTCTTTTATTCATCCTCGTTCACCTCTAAATTCACGGAATACGAGTTGTCTTGTCAGCAGGTTCTTCCATTTCTTTCATAATCCGCTTGTGTTCTTCGATTGTCATATTGTTTGGAAAGAAACATCTATCAACCATCTCAAACGGCTTAATATAATGCTCAAGAACATCTCTTGCTTCTTTTCGTGCCTTTTCGGCACACATTTCGATGTAATCATCTTCTGTCATGTTGTAGTCGGTAATGCAATCTACAACCGAAGAAAACCGACACAACAGACCATTAGGCTGTCTTGCAATAAAAGCTCCCATTTATCGTTCACCTCTAAATTCACTTCCGAGAAACCGCTTCTTGCCGCGTTCCCGATGCTTGTCCTCATAATCACGGTGGTACACGTTCTGGCTGTGGTTCAGCTCATACACGAATGCTTTGCGCTCCTCGAAGTCTTTCTTCTCTGCCTTGTACTTCTCGCAAGTGTCGTGGCAGGCTTGGTGGCGTGATGTGCAGTCCTTGCAACAGGTAATCATTCTTCGCCAAATCTCCTTTTTGTTACAGCTACGCAGAAGCTTTCAATTTCGCTTGCCCACCGTGCGGTGCCCTCGCCGTATGCTCTTTGCCAGACCAGAGGGAAACCGCCCAGACCATCGAATAGGCTACCTAGAGTTGGCTTTTGTTCCAGGTAAGGGCGCATTCTTTGCACCAACCAAAACCACTGCGGCAGGGCTATTGAGTTTCCCAGAGCCTTGTATCTTGGGCTGTCAGCGTATTTGTGTTTCTTGCCTTTGCTATCCGTCCAGTCGCCAATGTCCGTCCATCCGCTTGGAAATCCTTGTAGCCGTTCACATTCAACAGGGGTCAATCGGCGAACAATCCAACGGATGACTTTCTCTGCGATCAGGCATTCGCTGCCATTGCCAATGTTCCCGGCTTTCGCTTTCAAGGTTGAGCATTTGTTGCTTTCTTTGTAGCTACTGAACGACTGTTCGCTGAAGGTCTGATGCTCGATTGCAATAGCCGTGTAGTCTGTGATTCTGTTTTCGTGGTCGCCTGTTATGGTTGGACAAGTTCTGCCATCGCCGTTTCCTCTTGCGTCATAGATGGCTTTCTCGCCTGTTCGATCACGTCCAGAAGGGCTTGCCTGAGAACTTCCGGGATCGGTTTCCCACGCCTTGATGCTCTCGTCAGGATTCCCTGACAGGCTCGTGCGCTCAAATAGTATTTCTTCGGCACGTTGTCCTCTAAAATCTGCGACAAGCGCGATACGTTTTCTACGTTGGGGAACTCCCCAATATTGAGCGTCAAGCTGTCGCCAAGCCAGAGACCATCCGTTTCCAGCGATTGCTCCGGCTTTGCTCCATCTGCCCCCCCTCGGAGGTCTAGGAATTGAAGCGTCTGGTTGTTCCACGCGGGCAAGCTCTTCCAGCACGGCTCTGAAATCTTCTCCGCTGTTGCTGGAAAAAGCTCCTGGTACGTTCTCCCAAATAGCGAAAGTTGGGTGCATTCCATTTGTCGCTTTCCCCATTTCCTTGATAATTCTTACCGCCTCAACAAAAAGGCCAGACCGTTTTCCGGCAAGTCCTGCCCTGCGTCCTGCAATGGACAAGTCCTGGCACGGGCTTCCGAACGTGATACAATCCACAGGCTCTATCTTGTCGCCGTGAATCTTTGTGATGTCGCCCAAGTGTTTCATCTTTCCAAACGCCCGTCCAGCCAGATAGCGCAGCTCTTATATAAGGTAGGCAGTCAGTCCGTTTTGTCTTTGCAAGCTTGTTTACAGGCTTCGCATTTATGAAACGGCTTATCAAGCCAGCACTCAAACAAAAGACATTTAGGAAGGTCAAATTCCATAGGAGCCTTTCTTCCGTGCGTTCTGTTTCTTCGGACGTGATAATGGCAAGCCATTACATATCCATCAACATCTTCTCCGTATGCACAACTTGTTGCATCAGGTGAAACCATGTGCTTAACATTGATTTCGATTTCTTTTCTCATCTTATCACTCTTTTCGAAATTTACGTTGATACGTTATTTTCAGAACGGTAAATCATCTGCGTTGCCCTCAATCACGGCGAAATCGCCAGCGTCAGGAGCGGAGCCAGACCCACCAGCCAGCGTTTTCTTCGGTCTTACCTCATAATCGCCGGAACGAATCTTGTCCACGCTGGTGAAGCGGTCAACTACCAGCTTCGTCTTGATGTTGCCATCGTTGCCCATGTACTCTTCCTCACGGAGAACCACGCCGACCAGCTTGCCACGCAGGGTCTTTTCATCGTTGTTGAACTTGTAGCCGGGATTGGACTGCTCCACAGCGGTGATGAATCCCTTAAAGAACGGCAGCGCCTTTTCCTTGTAGCTCTTGATGGTCTTTCCACCCCATGCCCATTCGCCCGGATTCAGCACGCCATGCTCGATGAGTGAAGCGGTCTGCTCGCGCCAGTAACCCTTGAACTCGCCCTCTGTGACTTCCCACTCGATGTTCAGACGCTCCTTTGCGGGTTCGTCCGTTGCCTTGCAAATACCGGCAACATAGCCGCCAACAGGCAGGTCACGGCGTTCGGTGGCTTCCTGCACGTCATTCCAGTTGATGTTCTTCATCTGTTACTCTCCTTTGTTATCCGGCTGAACCGGGATGTTGTAATACTCACGGATGGTCTTGTCTACGGCAGCGAGGTCGTTCTCGATCAGCGCATCGTTGAACATGCCCAGTGGGGTTTTCACGGTGTCCATCCCATCATTTCGAGTGCTGAACAGGTATCGCCCATCCTGCACAACGGTTTTCAGAACGATGGTGAAGTACCCTTCCACGCAGACCTTTTCGTCCAGCAATTTGCCGATGGTCTTGAACTTCTCGCCACCGTCTCCGTCACGCTCGCTGTGACCGAAAAAGTAGACCACAACATCGTCCGGCAGTTCCTTCGCCCGCATCAGCAATGTGTTGAAGTTGGCTGCCATGTCGGTAAACTTCTGGAATCCAGCGACCTTTGCGTTCCGCATGAACTCGCCTGTCATAAGATAGGTGGCATCGTCAATGACGATGGACTTACGCTTGGTGCTGTGGATTGCGACATCAATCTTGTCGTAGTTGTTGGTGATATAGGTTTTCATGTTGCTGCGGAACGGTAGCGGCTTGCCAAGCACGTTGATGACTGCCACTTGTTCCGGGGCAAAGTTCCGAAGCGAAGCGGACTTACCGCTGCCGGAGTGACCGTAGACCATTACTAATACTGCCATTTTTCTTTCCTTTCTTCGGCTTCATTAGGCTTCATTGTCCTTGCTTTGGCTTAACACGGCTGTACAAAATCAGCCAGCCATCAGTTCTGCCAACTGGTGATACAAATCTTTCAATTCGGATTCCCTGCTGTCAATTTCAGCCTGCAAGTCTTCAATTTGTTCCAATCTTTGCGATGCTATTTCCGCCAAGACGTCGTGCCTGTCCATGTAAAATTCTCGATCATCGGGTTCTTGGCCACCAAAGCGGTCATACTTGCCGGAGCAGTCAAACATTTCGTTCATTCTGCATTCCTCCATTTGTTGGTATGATGTGTTACACGGCTGATTTTCTTGTTTTTGCGGTCTTCATATTCGTTTTCCGCATTAACACCAAGTGCGCACATGACAAGTGCCGCAGCCAAAAGCGAAATCGAGAGAAAAGTGTAAAACAGCCCAGCTCCAAGCGTTGTTGCGTTTTCAATTGAGCTTCCGCACCCAACAGACCAAATCGAGAGCAAAATCCCAACTGTAACCAATATCGTTCCTTTTACGCTCTTCATTTTTTCACCTTTTTCAACACGACATCGAAGTAATCCGGGTTTGAGCTATCGACGATTGCGTATGCGTTCAGAACATCGCATATCTTCAAAAGTGTCCCTGTTCTGATTCCTTCTTTGTGCCTGGCTCTTCTTCTCCCGAGAATGCTGTCCAGTGTCGGCCTTGACACTGTGCTTTTGCGACAAAGCTCATTCACGCGAATGCCGCGCGCTTTCATGGCATCTTCGAGCGTCATTTTTTCTCACCCTTGCGCCCGAATACCCAAGCCGATGCGGCGATGACTGCGGCTGCAATAGTGTATTTCGCAGCTTCAATGCCAACCATCACGCCGATCTCGTTCATCAGCCACATATTCACAAGGAGGAATGCCAGGATAATTGCCAACGTCCCAGCCCAAATCAAGATGAGTTCAACCAATGTCTTCATACTCAGTCCTCCCGTCCGCCAACGGCGCATTCTGCAACCGTGCCTTCGATTTTCTTGCGCAGCATTACACAAACCATGCGGATTTCTTTCAGCTTCAAGCCAGAACTAATGACCATGCCATACATATCATTTACGAGCTCGTACGCTTTGGGGGATAGGTCATCCCGTGCAAGCTTTCGCTTGTATGCTTTGTTTTTGTGCATTTCTTGCAGTCCTTTCTGCGGATATGTTCTAGGCGGTCGGCTTCTCGACTTTGCCATCGAATCTCCCGCTTTCCATAATATTTGCCGTTCATCTTTACCACCTATCAATCGTTCCAAGCTGTAGCCCAAGCACTACCTTGCCGTATGTTGTGCCAAGCTCCTTCGCCTTTGCTTCGATTTCTTCGATGGTGTAGCCCTTATTCTTCGACTTTGCCTTTTTCCGCTTCGGCTTCTTGTACTGGCCGCTTTTACCGCTTTCTCGATACTTCTTGCGCAGCTTTTTTTTTAAGGCTGCGTAAGCTGCTTTCTGGCACTCTGCGTGATACTTCTGGCAAACATTTCTCCGCACAAGCGGTTTTCCGCACCAAGCGCAAGGGACTGGTTTTGCAGTTTCATTGCGCCTGGCTTCTGTTTCTTTCCGTTTGCGTTCTCTGTCTCGCTCCAAACTCACGATTCTATAGCAGTCAGCGCAATATTTTTTGTTCGTGGGAGCTAGTCCAAGAAAAGCTCCGCAGCGCTCACAATATTTAATCTCCACGTTGCTCTCCTGCTTTCTTCTTGGCTTCCCGGTTGTGGCGTTCAAAACACTGGTTCAGCATCTTTTCCATCCACAGCACCTTGTTGGCTTCGTTTCTGGATACGCCCGCTGCCATCGCCAGCTTTAGCCGCCGCTTGCGACTTGGCGCTTTGTAAAAGTTCATCACCAGCACTCACCAGCCTTATCTGTGATGAACTTCGGGACTTCCTGACCTGTGGTAATGCACAGCGCAACTAGCTTTTCGATCCAGATGTCATACAGGCTTTCTTTTGGCATATAGCACTGGCCAACGCAAGGCTCATTAAAGCTTTTCCAAATCACCAGGCCGACAGCGCCATCCGCGACCGTCCATATCATACTGTAGCCTTCATTGCACAGGTTATACAAAATGTCTCGTGCTCTGCTTTTGGCTTCGTTGATTTCAAAGGCATCCCAGCCCTTTTTGCTTTCCTCGTAGGCCTTTGTTGCCTCGTCAATGGTAAATTTTGCATCATCCGAATGCTCAAGGTCTACTTTCAGTGTCAAAATCCGCTCCATGTTCATTCCTCCTTCTGCTCAATTTCAAGAATCTTGCAGATGCTCTGGATAATCTTCTCCGGCTTTCGCTCGCCACGAAGAATCTTGTAGAGGTACGAATCGTCAAGGAACAATCCAGTATCGCTTTGAACCGCCTGAATCAGCTCCGTTTGCTTCATACCTCGCTGCAACAGCTTCATCTTCACTTCTAGCTCAAAGCCAGAACGGAAGTTTTCTTTCAAAATTCCACCTCCATTTGCTAAAATCTATTGACAAGTACGGAAAACTGTACTAATATAAGGGTGTAGAGAGTTTATATCGTACAGCGTTCTGTACTGCCCATGTCTGTATTATAGTACAGACTTCTGTACAAGTCAACTCTTTTGTACAAAATTCTGTGCATTTGTATACTTGCACAAATATGGGAGTGTTCTTATGTCGGACTTGTACAGCAACATCCATACACTCTGCGAAAAAGAGGGCATCAAAGACGGAACTCTTTGCAGCAGCATTGGGATTCGCCGCAGTTTTCTTTCCGAATTGAAAGCCGGAAGAACCAAGAGCCTGTCCACAGAGGTTCTTTCTAAGATTGCAGCTTATTTCAACGTATCAGTTGACTACCTTCTCACTGGAAGCCAAAAAGAAAACCCGCCCCAGCAGCCGCAAAGTGAAGTCGATGCAGCAGTGGAGCGGATTAGAAGAAAGCTTGAATCTATGCCGAAGGAACAGCGTGAAGCTCTGATGAACCTGATCGAGAAGATGTAACGTTCATGCCCGGTAAAATAAAAGAATCCCTTGTGCCGGGCTGGTGTAGCTCTG